GTTCCGCAAGAAGAGAGCCAACGGAATGGTTACAGATACAGGCAACCGGAGAGCGAACACTCATGCCATTGAATGCCTGGAGTATCTGGCTGCATACCTACAGGACGCAACAAAGAAATACATCAAGCCGAAAGGCCAGAGAATAAAGCTAACTGCCGGGCAGAGGCGCGTGCGAGCTTTTCATAAACGAAAGCAACAAAGGCAAGAGGCCCAGAACCCGTTTGGGGTTTCCCAAACAATCATTCTAGGACCAGAAGGAACGTACAATGGCTAAGAAAAGAACCGCCTCCACCAGAACGCAAAAGCCCGTAACCCCAGGGCCAGCAAAGGAAGTACCAGCGGTACTGAATGAACCGGCGACTGAGCCTGAGGCGTGGTCTATGCCCATGCCAAGCCGTGGGCAGCCAGTTGTCTTTTACTACAGATGCACAGTGTCAGAAAAGAATGCTGACATTGGGTTTGTCGCGACTGTGGGGAAGACATCTATTGGCATCTCGTATCGAAATCAAGGGTACGACGAGTGCTACCACAAGGATGACCCACGACTGACGGCTAACCCTGAACTGAAAAATGACATCGGGGGTGTTTGGGACTTTACGAAAGAAAAGCTACAAAATGATGCGCGTCTTTCGGCGATTGAAAATAGACTCGATAACCTCGAAGGCTAGGAAGCACAATGGACGAGTACGAGAAGCAGACAAAGCCTAGAAGCTACCCCTTGCAGCCAATCGTAGATCGCTGGAAGAAGTGCTTCGATGCCGCAAGAAAAGACAGAAAAAAGAAGTTTGACCAGTACGCTGATGAAGCTATGGCCTTCTTCGATGGGCCACTGAATCACATGTGGTCGTCGTTAAGGTCATCCCAGAAAGGCGGAGGACATGATGGATTCTTAGCCAAAGACGTACAGATGCCTCAGTTTGAGATGTCTGTAAACAGGCTGTTTGAAGCGGTCGCCATCTTTGGGCCAGTGCTATATCACCAAAACCCAATCATCGCGGTCACGCCTAGATCGAACCCGGACATCTCGATTGAGACGTTCTACGCAGGGAATATTCAGGCGCTTCAAATCCTCAACATGGGTCCGGCGATAGAGCAGGGTATAGCTCAAGATCCGCAGATCGTTCAGATGTACCAAAATCTGATTCAGCAATACCAGCAATCTGTAGACACAGAGAAGAAAGCCTCTGTCATTGACTCAGATCACGCCCGGATACTTGAGGCTGTCAGCAACTACATTCAGCAAGAGGGAAGCAAACAGGACGAGGCAAGACTCGCAATCACTGAGGCAATCATTACAGGCATGGGCCTTCTTGAAGTCAAGGTTGAGCAGCCCCCTGCTGGCGGGCCAAAACTTGCTCGAAGTAGGTTCCGAAGCAACAAAGACCTTCTCGTTGACCCTGATGCCAAGTATTGGAGAGATGTGACTTGGATAGCTCTAAGGAGCTGCGAGCCTGCCAATAAAGTCGAAGAGAAGTTTGGTCTGCCAAAGGGAAGCCTAAAGGGGAAGTATGCACGGATGACAGCATCAAATGATGCGCGAGGCCGAAAGAGGAATGGCGACGGAAGTTATGCAGGGCTAACTCACGACCTTGTGGAATACTGGGAGGTCTACAGTAAGAACGGTGCAGGCCAGAACCTCAAGATGGCAGAAAAGGACAAGCGAGTAAAAGGACTCGACGCCCTTGGTGACTTTGTTTACCTAGCCATCTGCGAGCAGTGTCCATACCCTTTGAACCTTGCACCGGGAGTGCTGGAAACACAAGACATGGATCTGATCCTTGAGCAAGCCTCTTGGGAGGTCCCGTTCTGGGATGACCATATGTCAGACGGTGGCTGGCCGATTTGTAGGCTTAGCTTTTACCAGAAGCCGGGAGAGGTCTACCCGATCTCGATGGTCAAGCCGTGTATAGGCGAGCTTAAATTCGTCAACTGGTGCATGAGTTTCATTGCCGACAAGGTTGCTTCAGGCTCAAAGATATATGTCGGAATGCTGAAAGAAGCCGGGGAAAATATCCGCGCTCAGCTAACGAGCGGAAAGGGTCCGTTTTCAGTTATCGAGCTTGAAAGGATAAGCGGCAGGAACATCAATGACATGATTAGCTTCCTGCGTGCGCCTGACTTTAGCATGGACATCTGGAACATGGTCGCCCAGGTGAACGCTTCGATCGACAAGCGCCTCGGCCTGACGGAGCTGATGTACGGCCAGTCCTCTCGCCAGATGCGAAGCGCGGCTGAGGCTCAGTACAGAAACCAGAGCATTAACGTAAGGCCGGATGACATGGCAAGCAGAGTGGAGGACTGGCTCAGTCTTTCCGCCACGCGAGAGATCCAAGCCATGCGGTTTATAGCTGAATACGAAGACCTTGTTTCAGTCATAGGGTCAACGGCAGCAAGGGTCTTTGAAGAACAGATCCTCACTGGAGAAGTTTCGAGAGTCACGCGAGACTTCCGCTATCGAGTAGAGGCCGGCACAGCGAGAAAGCCAAACAAGGACACGCAGATAGCTCAGCTCACGGATGTCGGTCAGTACATACTTCCGGTAATCCAACAGGCAATGATGTCAGGCGTTACTAGGCCGTACAACGCATACATGAAGGCCTTGGGAAGGGCCATGGACATTGACATTGATAATTTCTTGCTTGGTGATGCGGAGCAGCAGATGCTTCTGCAAATGAATGCGCCGCCACAGGCATATCCACAACCTGAGGGGGAGCAGCAATGAACGAGCAGAGGATCGCAAGTATAGAGGAAGAAATGGACCGCGCTGGGATAAGGCATATCTATGATTGTCTTATCAAGGACGGGCAAAGCCCAAACATGGCCGCAATGCTCGCCTCAATGAAGCCACCCGGGTCATGGAACACAGGCAAGGATTTCAGCAAGCGCGAGAACGACAGGATGCGATGCCTGGCTGACGACCAAAGGGAGGACATTGTTCGCGTTGCAAAGAGTGCAGGAATCAACACCCATGGAAAGACATACAACGGTCAGCTTGGGGGCTACAAAGATCCAATGGCTTGGGTCTCGGACACCGGAGATGTGAGAAAGGCGGCCATAGCCAAGGAGATGGACATTGACGGAATGGTGAAGGTCAACGCCTACAGGGGGCCAAAGAAGAAGGTTCGCCTGGCCGAAGATATTATCGACAGGCTGGAAGGTGACGCGAGAAAGAAAAATCGTAAGTTAGACGAATCCTGCAAGAAAAGCGATAATGCAAGAAAGGAGCTTAGGGGGAAGCTCGTTGATAAGCATGGAGCAAGAAAAAAGGACTGATATGCCAAGCGGAGACAAGGGTGCGTACAAGAGGAAAGCAAAACCGTCCGGCGGAAAGTCAAAGTCTAAAGTCAACGAGGCTGGGAATTACACAAAGCCCGGAATGAGGAAGCGGCTGTTCAATAAGATCAAGTCCGGCGGCAAGGGCGGAAAGCCCGGTCAGTGGTCAGCTAGGAAAGCACAGATGCTCGCGCTTGCATACAAGAAAGCGGGCGGAGGATACATGGACTGATGGCAAAGCTCGAATCACAAAGAAGCCTAGAGAAATGGACCTCCGAGAAGTGGAGAACAAGTGATGGCAAGAAAGCCCAGAGAAAGGGAGGCACGGTTCGATACCTTCCTGACAAAGCTTGGAAGTCTTTAAGCCCAGCAGAAAAGCGAGCGACAAACGCCAAGAAAAAGAAAGGCTCAAAGAAGGGAAAGCAGTTCGTTTCCAACACCCCAGCAGCGAAGAAAGCAGGGAAGCGAGCAAGGTCGTGACGTAAAAAGCGGTTGCTAGTTTAGCGGCAAGGAGATCAGGGATGAACAGATACCTAATGAGTAAAGAGCAGATGGAGGCCGTCCGGGCAGAGGCTCGTCTTGCCTACCTAGGAACTGCAAAGAGGTTTTTGAGTCCTGTTCTCAGCAAACCAGAAATCAGAAGGATGGCGATCGGGGAGACAAGATCGAGGCTTATTGAGTCAGGAAGGTTCAACTCGATTTTGGGAAGCCTGCTTCTCGCCATAGCTATGAAGTTCATCGAACGTCTGATCGACAAGTGGCTCAACGATGAGCTGTTTGCAGTGGACACCATCTCACGGACAGCATCAAAAGGAGAGCCGGGTTATGTCTCTTAAAGAAAACAAAACGTGGCAATTCCTAGTCGGGTGCTTCGTGATCTTTCTAGTCTACAAGTGCTGGTCGCTGGGCGTATTCTCATGGTTCTTCAGAGAGGAAACCGAAGGCTTTGAAAGCGTTTCCCTACTTCCTCTTGTCCTTACGGCGGTCGTCAGTGCAATTCAGATGGTCGGCCTGATTGCGATCATGCTGTGCAGCGGGTTGCAGCCTCTCGCGGAAAAGGCTGTGGACTATCTTCGCGCAAGGATGCCGAGGCTTGACCGCGCAGCGAAGACCATAGAGGGAAAGATAGATGCTGAAAAACTTGTTGAAGCACTTAACAGCTTGGATGAACGAATCGCCTCCATTGAAATCAAGGTGGGGGGGGACAAGTGATCGACATCCTCAAAGACATCCCTGCGCCTGCCCAAGAAAAGCAGAAGCCAACCAAGAAAGTAAGTGTGAACTTGCTGCTTGCTCTTGCGCTTGCGTGGGTTGTTTACGACAGCAGCTACTGGAGAAAGTTTGTTCCTTCGGTTGTTGTCCCTTCAGAGAAGTCTGCGCAGGTGTTGTTTGTGACGGACGAGAGCATGACACCGGGTCAGGGTCAGGCGAGTGTCAGCATGAAGGTGGATGATTTCTGCGACGAGAACGGAATCGAGAAGCGGCGACTCGAAGTCGGGCAAGATACATCCGGCGCAGAGAAGTGGCTTCAGGAGATGGCAGAGATCGGATACGGGCAAGCACCATCAGTGGTGTTCCGTTCTAAGTCTGCTCGGCTCGATTGCATCCCGATGCCGGGCAGTATCGACGATGCGATCTCAGAGATAAGGAGCAGACTGTGACCGACATTAGCTGGGACGCAAATACCGATGGAGTGTGTGGGTACGAGTCTCGCGATTGGGACTTACATCCGCAGTTTAGTTCGCACCCAGAATACAGCGGCACGATCTACCCTCGCAAAGACTGGGTGGAGTTGATTGAACTCCAGAAAAAAAACCGCACAAGCCCGATGGAAATTCATAAGGGAAACAGCATTCCCGTGCGATCCCAAGGCCGATACGGTTACTGCTGGATGCATGGGACCGTCAACTGCATTTTGAACAGATATGCAGCTCAAGGAATTGACCCTGCACCTGACCTGAACGCTCACGCGACTGCCGCTATGGGCAAGAAATACCGCAATCAAGGTGGCTTCGGCGTCGAGGCAACCCGGTACATTGAACAATATGGGATTCCTGAGTACGAGGTCTGGCCTGAGTACAGTATGAATCGTTCGCTGGAGACAGACCCCAAGGTGATTGCAAGCTGCAAGAAGCACAAGCTTGTCACCTTCGAGGAGCTGCCTCGCGATAGCTTCGATGCAGTGATGTCTGCTCTCATTGATCCAATCGACCCATCGCCATGCACGTTGGCATTCAGTTGGTGGAGACACCTAGTTGCTGGCCTGCAAGGACTCTATCGAGGCAGCGGAAGAAACATTGAGTATGGCCTTGGCTTCGTTAATAGCTGGGGTGAGAAGTGGGGTGACAAGGGCTACGGCACAGTCTGGAACTCCAAAGCAAAACCATTTGAGAGTGTAGCAGTTCGATCCGTTAAAGCGGTCAAGGAAGGTTAAAGATGAGACTCACAAAGTTAGCAGATGCTTGTTTGTATTTTTTGGCAGGGTCGGTGATCTTAGCAGTCGTTGCTGCTTTCGCCGGGCAAATGTCAGAAGGCGTGACAGCACAGGAAGCACAGGAGCATTACGAAGATGTATCTGAACCAATTATCCTGACGGCAACCGAGTCAGCAGAAGTTCAGTTAGCCTCGGCAAGAAAGCCAGTCCGATCCGCAGCAAGCAGTTGCGTGAACGGAGTGTGTGGTGTGGCTGCAAACATACAGGCAAGCAAGCCAGTCCGTACCACCGTTCGGTCATGCAGCCAGCGAGTCCGTCGAGGAATTTTCTTTCGATGGAGAAAACGCTAATGACTACCCCTGACCCAACAACAATCGGCATGTTGCTCACAGCGATTACCGGCCTTGGGTCGGCTATTGGAGTGCTATGGCGACAGGTAACAAGACACCTGCAAGTGATCGAAAGCAAGCTGTCGGACTGCGAGTCAGACAGGCTTGCGCTTTGGCGGCAGCTTGCGCGGCAGGCTGGCACAGACATCGAAGACCTCAAGAATCAAGATGACAAATGATTAGTTACTTAGCAGACATCGAGCCGCTTGAGGGCGAACTCTCTGATGCTGAGATTGCAGCTCACCTGAGCGCGAGAACAGCGAAGGCAATCCCGTGCGAAGAAACTTTAGTCTTGCTGGAGGGTGCAGGCGCAATCGTGGAAGACCCGATCACCCAGCAACGCAGCGGTACGCTCATCGAGCATTACCAAACGCTGTCTGGTAGCGATGCAATGCTCATGTCGTGGTTTCTCAGCCACCTCTTGGGGCGAGGCGTAGAGATCAGTTCTCACGCTTACCCTCGATCTGTGCAGCTTGCGACCTTAGTTGAAGGCTTGCCTAGTGATTTGGGGCAACTTGCAGACGCGATGATCGCACTTGGCGGTGGGCAACCTGATGCGGGGGCCACTGCAACCAATGTGTCTGATTCAAGGGATGCTTACTTAGCAGATAAAGCTAGGGCAGACCGTCAGGTGGTCGCGGCTGAGAAGCAGAATGAGTACCTGTCGCCCGTGCTAGATGACATCGACGCCACGAATGCTGACATTTCATCGGCGTTGATAGAATGGGCAAACAGTTACACGGAGTAATCGCATGACTTACACGGTTATTGGCGACGAAAAGTTTTTAGTTTCCGCCACTATTCAGGGCGGTGGCTCAAACTCTTGGGATGACTTGTCGGCCAATCCGCTGACGGCGGTAAACTACGCGCTCAACTCTACTACTCTTTCGACTGTTGTAGCGGACACAACAAACGGTGGAACCCACGCATTGTATTACGACAATGCGCCTGTGCCGTATACATCGATGAAGAAGCAGTACACAAACTACGACGACATACCCAACGGGAAGTGCAACAACCATTCTACCTATACATTGTGCGGGTGGTTCAAGGCGATTCCGTATTACCGAACTGGAAGCAATTATTTTCAAACTCGATTTGGATACGGCGGAAATGAGTATGTCGGTTCTACAAACCTTCAGCCTGTATGCATGTTCTACGATGATCGAATGGACAGACTCTCTTTCAAATCAGACGGCCTAAGCCAGAATTGGATGGTATACCGGAACCCTTCTCTGTTAGACAGCGGACTCTGGCAGCACTGGATTTACTGGTACAACGGCTCACAAAAAAGAGTGTACGTCAACGGAGTGCTGCGAGCGTCAGCAAACGCTACGGGTAGTATGCAAAACATTACCAACGCACATGAAAGACAAATGCGAATCGGCTTTTTTCCAGCAGATGGATTTGCTTGGGCGGGTGCTGGGACTGCACCTTACTTCAACGGTTATGCCGATGATTTGCGTTTCTTTGATCGTGCTTTGTCCACTACTGAAATAGCATCGTTAGCGTCTGGAAGGACATCAGCACCTCCTACTTCTGGCGTGACTTCCGGCGTGTACGATCCATTCACAAACAAACGCTTCAATGCGGGCAATGCAAAGGTAAGATAATGAGTAGGCCAACCACTTTGAAAGTTGATGGAATAGTTTATTGGTCGTTGATGACATACACAGATGCTGGTGTATTGGTTGATGCAGACAGCACGCCAACGGTTGCCATCCGCAAGAACGGAACTGCGACTGTAGATGTTGTGACGGTCACAAAGCGAGCAGCAACAACCGGAATTTATGACTGCTCTTACAACCCTGCGAGCGAGGTCGAGGGCGATACGTTCACGGTCGAAGAAACAGCACTCATTTCGTCGCAAGCTTATGTTAATTCTTGGCAAATTAAGGTGATTGCACCAGAGCGCGGGACGGATAGTGCATCTACTTTTGATCCTGCAACTGACACTGTAGCTAACGTCACGCTTGTTGCTACGACAACTACAAACACAGATATGGTTAGTGTTTCGGGATTAGCTACGCAAGGTGATATTTCGAGTCTCAATAATTTTGATCCAACAAATGATGTGGTCGCAAACGTGACTCTGGTTGCAACTACAACGACCAACACTGATATGCGTGGAACAGATGGTGCAAATACAACGACTCCGAATACCGTTGTGCCTGACAATACTTCAATAGCCTCTATTCTTGCTGACACAAACGAACTACAAAGCAACCAAGGTGATTGGGCGACAGCGACAGGTTTCAACACGGTCGCACCCGACAATGCCTCCATAGCCTCTATTCTTGCTGACACAAACGAACTACAAAGCAACCAAGGTGATTGGGCGACAGCGACAGGCTTCAATACGGTCGCACCCGACAACGCCTCCATAGCCTCTATTCTTGCTGACACAAACGAACTACAAAGCAACCAAGGTGATTGGGCGACAGCGACAGGTTTTGCAACAATCAACCCAGACAACACTTCAATCGCAGCAATTCTTGTTGACACTGCTGACCTGCAAGCAAATCAAGGCGACTGGGCAACAGCCACTGGTTTTGCCACCGTCAATCCTGACAACGCTTCGATCACAGCAATTAAATCAAAGACGGATCAGCTTTCATTTACTGTGTCTAATCAAGTTGACAGTAACAGCTTGAGTGGCGGTGGTAGTGGTGGTGGTGACAGCAAGGAAGACATCTACCTTCACTTCACAACGAGCAATCGCGAAGACGTATTCAAAGCAACCGGATTTGCCACCGTCAACGCAGACAACGCTTCGATTGCAAGTATCCTTGCAGACACTAACGAGCTTCAACAAAACCAAGGCGATTGGCTAACCGCAACTGGGTTCGCTACGGTGAATCCTGCCAATGCTTCCATCGCTTCAATCTTGGCAGACACCCACGAGTTGCAAAGCAATCAGGGCGATTGGCTAACAGCAACAGGATTTGCCACTGTCAACGCAGACAACGCCGGGATTGCAGCGATCAAGGCAAAGACTGACAGCTTGACTTTTACGATAGCGAATCAAGTTGACGCCAACGCAGTCACGGGTGGCGGTCAGCCGATTGGATCGGGAGCAATATCTCACACCATCACAGTCAACATCGACGGCAATCCTGCACCAGCAGTCGATGCTTGGGTTACGACTGATTCAGCAGGAACAAACGTAGTAGCCGGGACATTGGTGACTGACAACTCAGGCCAAGTGACGTTCCAGCTTGACGCCGGGAGCTACTACCTATGGTGTCAGAGAAGTGGGGTCAACTTCAGCAATCCAACCGCATTCACTGTGAGCTAATATGACAACGGTAAATGGAACAACGAGCAGCAGTCCAGCCGCACCAGCGATCACTCAAGACACTAGCAGAGTCCTGACTCTACAGGGGCTAGTATCTCATGTGATGGATGTATTTGATCTGAGCGATAACGAGATGGATGTTCGCAGGGCAAAGCGATCAGCCATGTGGGGGTATGAGCAGGCGATGACACGCCATCAGTGGAATCTGTACGACGATGAAACCACCGTCTACCTCAACGCTGAAGACAAGGAAGGAACGATCTCGATCAGCTCATCGGGAGTGGTCACAAGAACCTCACCAGCATGGCCGGATTGGGCATCGCTCGCATCTCTCTATGTAGATGAAGAAAGGGCGTACAGGGTCAAGTCGAGAGACAGCGACACGCAGATTACACTAGAAGACTGGAGCGGCCAGACTGAATCTCCGACAGTGTTTTCGCTGCGGCAAGACAGGGTGCTGATGCCAAACGAAGCCAGAGAGGTTTACGATGTCTGGTATCACGGCGAGGACCGCTGCCTTGAGCCAGTTGACGCAAAGTCGTTTCGCCAATACGACAGGCCAAGGATTTACAAGGGAAGTGACCCTCGGCTGGTTTGCTTTCGTGCTGCAATGCTAGACGGAAAGCAAAGGACAGAGCTAAGAGTAAGCCCCGCAACCACCAAGGCAATCGAGCTTGATGTTGCATACGCAAGATACGCAAGAAATCCAAAGGTTCTTGAGTTCTGCTCTGGGGTTACAGCATCTGGAACAACGGTAACTCTTGCGACCCCAATGCCAGTGGGCATTAGCCTAGTTGGATCGCTCGTTAGGGTTGCTGCTTCGACAGCTAATTCGCCTGAGTCTGAGGTGGGGTTCGGGATCAGTTCCGAGGTTCCGGTCGCTTTTGAAGGGTTTGTTACTGAGCAGGCAAGCACAACCCAGTTCACAGTTGCTGGTGTCCCAAGCATGACTGACGGAAAAATGGTCATAACGGATACACTAGATGTTTCACCACGGCTCCTTCTTGCAGTGAAGAGTTACGCAGAGGCACAGATGGCAAGGATCGGCAGAGGCGACATACGAGAATACAGGACACTCATGGTGGAAGCTGATGAGCAGCTACGGTACGCAATGGAACAGGATTCTCCGTATCAGAAAAGAGGCGGTTACTCCAGCGTTCAGGTGGATCGGCTTGTGAAGACTATCTACGTTTCTGAGAGCTAACATGACAGGCATTCAGCATACTGACTGGTCAGTTTCCACTACTCACGCGCAGTTAATTCGAGATAACTGGCCGTCTGGGGTCGGTGTGCGAAGACCTGAGCTTCTCAAGAAAATACCCGGAGTAACCGGAAAGCGATTCACAGAGACAGTAAAAAGCGGAGTTTGGATTAAGCCGCTAGGTAGCCAGCCGGGGCGAACATTTAGTGGTGTGCGAGATGTTGTCCGAAAGACACTGGTTGTGTTTGTTTCTGGGAGCAGCACACGGCAATCTTCTGGGGAAACAGACTACGAACTCATCCGAGACAAAATACGCGATTTATTTCAGGACCGCAGGGCAACCGGAATGAATGGCGAGCTATACAGCTTTACTTCGATGGGTGACTACGACACCGACGATGTTGTCAGTCGTAAGTACGACATCGACACAATCGAAATCAGTACCGTATTCAGGGAGGATCGGGCATGACATGTATTGACACTTGTGGCAGTCAGGGAGTTTACACATCGCTGCTTGTAGAAGAGAGCGATCTGGCGAACTGCAACCCCGCTACCTTTGACGCAAACTCAGAGCGATACGAAATCCTAAGTGAAAGTATCCGGTTCACGGATAACTTGCTGGGTGGCAACGGCCTGACTGGGACCATTGACAAGATCGGCAACCACACCCGTCATGGTGCAAGAGTTGTAGTTGGAGAGTTCTCCTTAGAAGTCGGTCCTTACGAGCTTGATAACTGGCTTCCGCGCATTCTTGGCAAGGCAGCTAGTGGAACCACGTTCACCACAGACGAAACATTTGACCTTCGTCCTTTCGACATCATGCTGAAGCGTGACCAAGGAACAGTCACATATCGTCGATGCAGCGTGAGCGCAGCAACGATTACGTCAACGGCAAGCATCGGAGGTGCAGAGCAAGTTACAAGGCTTACTCTTCGGGTGCTTGGCTATGAGGAGCATGACACCACATACCCTGCCACACCACCAAGCTTGCCTACAGAGGAAAGGCTTTACTGGCTTCTTGGCGATGGAAAGCTTGAGATGACACCTGATGGTGGAAGCGCAACTGAGTATTACTTCGATGCTTTCAGTCTGCGAATCGACAACAACCTAACGCCTAAGACAAGAAACTTCCTTAGCGTAACTTGCGTTCAGACAAATGGACGACAGATCAAGCTGAGAGTTCGGACTCCATACACCTCAAGCTCTCACACGAATCTCTATATCAATGACTTTAAAGGTCAGGGTGTACTGTCATTCTTGGGAAGCAAGAACACCGAAGTACCGTCTGCCTACAGCACGGTGATTACCTTGCCTGAGTTGCGTCAGACAAGGATCACGCCAAACACGGCAGGCAGAGGTGAAATACCTTTGTCTCTCGACCTTGAGGCATACAGGTCAGCAGATTCATCGGGAACCATTGAGCCGATCACGATCACAAATGCTCATCCATAGGAGTGACCATGCCAGATCCAAATGATCCGAGCAGTTACGATCCTAAAGACGACGAAGATCCGTTTGCATCGGGGCCAACACCTGCCCAGCCGGGAGACGACAAGGTAAATCCGTTTGACTCAGATGATCCGTTTGCATCGGGGCCAACACCTGCCCAGCCGGGAGACGAGAATGAAAACCCTTTTGAGCCAATGGAGGATGGGCTTGAGGACGATGATCCACCGGAAGATGATCCACCGGAAGATGATCCACCGGAAGATGAGAAGCCTCCGATGCAGCCAAGGTCGGTGCGGCGTCAAGTTAAGCTTCCCGGAGCCAAGGGTCCGTTGGAGGTAGACTCGATTGGCGACTACCTAGAGGATGTTGACTGGGCGGAAATCGACAGCCAAGCGAGATCGGCAGCGGCAGAAGGGTATCCTCCTTCTCCCGGTCCAAGAGAGGAGCAGGAAGACGACAAGGAGGCCGAAGAAGACAAGCCAGTCAAACCACCAGAGATGGCTACTGGCGATGATGTCAGCAAGGCAGCAGATGCTCTTGGGATAGGGGGCATTGGAAAGTTTTCTCCGAAAGCCACCGGCGATGATGTCAAGAAAGCTGCCGACGACCTTGGAACAGGCGACATCAGGAAGTTTGATAGCTCGCCGTTCATGCCTCACGGCGGTCCCGGAACTGCCGAGCATGTAGCCAACCAGCCAAGTGTGGATCTAGCTGGAGACTACGGGGGGTCGGGTCCAAGCAGCTTCAACCTTACGGGCCAAGCAAGCACCGCAAAAGACGAGGCAGTTGAAAAGGCCACTGACGCCATAAACACAGCAACTGGCCGGATCGTCGATATGCTGCAAGGACTCGCGCAGGCGATGAATGCTCACTCGCAACGTATCGCCCAGATAGAAGACACACTCGATATGGAGAGCGAATCAGATGTCGGGTAAGGGAATGCAGTTCTACTACGGCAACTACACTCACGAAAAAGGTGAAGTGTACCCAGAAGCCATTGAGATCATCCCACGCTTCGGGCCAGAGGGTGTTCGCTGGGGTGCTGATTACATATGGAGGTTAAGGGGAAATTTCTTCCAAGACCCAGCCCAGTCGTCGGAGCTTAATGCTGCTCAAGTAGGAACAAAGATCGGTCAGCTCAGGACTGCCTACAACCGGAACTACCAGAACTGTGGGTTTCTCCTCAACGATGGCACTCCCTCAGCTCATGTATTAAACAGCAATGACACATACAACCTGTCTGGAAACAGAGTGACACGGCGAAGCTGGGATAACTTGACAGAAGGTGAGTACGCAAATACTCGCTCGTACTCAATGACAATTCAAGCTCTCTATCAGATGGCGGACAGCCAAATCATTAGCTTCAGTGAGGGCGTTTCAAAAACTGGCACGGGCGGACCAACATGGAAGGTTAGAGCAAATTGGCGAGGCGATCCGTACAAGCACTTTCTCACTTCCAAGTCTAAGGTGGTTCATGTTCAGCAAGGCGAAATAGTTTCGTTGGGCAGTTGGTTCAGTGCGCCGAACCCTTACTGGCCGCAGGAAGAAATGCAGGAGCATCGGGTCATCACCATGCACACGCCAAAGTATCACGGCAACGGTAAGCCGACTCACTTCCGAATGACCTACAAGTATGTTTTCGAGAGACTTGGGGACCAACCAAACTTCAGACCTAATCAGGGGTATGGTCCGTGACCGTAAACGTAGACCTTAAAGATTTTCCTGACGTTCATAAGTTTCACTTTGTCCAAGGCTCACAGGCAAAGCCGGGTAGGTGCGTCATCGACTGTACGGTCGGAAACCCCGGCACGCTCGAAAGTGTAGGTCCAGCGAGGCCAAGAGTCACAACACTTAAAGCAGAGACAGACGGGTGGTTTGGAACGTGGAACGACATGCGTGTGGTCAAGGCTATCAAGTCTCGGTACGACTGTTTGCATGTGGTACTAGAAGACTCTCGCTGGATTCTCGAAGAACATAAGCTTGACCAAAACTGGAATGAACGAGATGCGTTTGGACGCCTGAAGACAGGCAACCAGCAAACTATAGCACAGCTTGTGGAGCAGATAGTTGCTGCGTGTGACAGCAGGATAACGATTGTCGTTGATGCAAGTGTGCCAACCTTCAAGCCGCCTGCTCGCTGGGCAGAGAAGACATGCGCAGAAGCAATGCAAAACCTGCTCGACAACACTGGCTGTAGGCTGGTCTATGCCCCTGAGAATGGTGCGTATGTGATGTCTTTAGCAGGGTCGGGAACGCTGCCTGATTTCCCCGTGAAGAAATACAAGCCTGCACCAAACAATAACCTGAAAAGTGTCAGGTTCATGTCTGCTCCTACCGTGTACGAGGAGAGAATTTCATGCACCGCTGTCTACATCGACGCATCATCAGGAAGCGCGACCGCATTGCCAGCAGACACGACATTAAGTTTAGTTCACGATGCGTCTGCTTCCGAGCATGTGCAGCACGACTACCGACTCTGGAATCCATCTGCGTCGAGTGATCGCATATACATAAAGCATCGCCCAAAGTCCATTCTTAACGACCCTGAGCGTCCTCAGTACGAGCAGGGCAGGGTAATAAGAGATGCGTGGGAACCGTTCCCTGTTCACCAGCCATTGGTTTCAAAAGCTGGTTCGATAACAGGAATCATTGAGCTAACCAACGGCGGTCAGGTTTTTGTTACAGATCATCCAGTCTTGTCAGCGCAGTCGGGTGGAACAATATCAACAGCAGCAACAGTTCTTACTGGGTTCTACAAGAAGGACGGAGTGAACGGGCTGCATCGCGAACACGTTCCTGTGATGATCGACGCAACGCAAAAAACCGAGCTAAAGGTATTCGTTGATTGGATTGTTCCGATCAACTCAAGCGAGCCAGACATCCACAATCCACCATATGGTGATTGGCAATCATTGTTCCGGGAAGTCTGCCAAGCACTTGTCGCAAAGTACGACCCACCTGAGCCAGCCCAGACAATAACGACCGACAAGTTCTATGAGCTTGGTGGTATCGGACAGATCGGAGGCGTGGAGTACGAGTTCTCGATTGCTCAACGTCAGACAGGAAAGAAACACACAATGCGAATTGCCTTGAACCACCAGCCCGGCACGGAGTCAATGATCCGCTAATGTTCTACGCAAGAATCGCAATCGCAACCTGCATGGAGGCAGCAGACCCACGCAGTGGGGAAACATGCCCGCTGTTTAACGCAAAGCTCCGTCTGTTTGAGAATGCGTCAGCCCCTACTCCACCAGCAGAGCATCCAGACGACCTAACTCTAGCGACGATAAACTCTCAGCATGTTCCGGTAGCAAACACGACTGAGCAGTCGATAGCTGTTGGCGATGAGATCATGGTTGGCGAAACCATTGACGAGCGATGGGTGGTAATCAATGGCGGTGCTGGTGCGCCACGGATTCAGTTTGTAACAACCAGCAAGATGACAAGCCAGCAGGTAGCGGTAAAGGTCTTGCGAGTTCACGGTGCAGCACCAGACCTCAGCGGTGGTGTCCTTCAGTTTGGTAGTACGCTGAACGTAACGGACCCGTTTAACCTTTGGGCAGAGGTAGAGCCGAACGCAACAGGATGGGCATATTATGTTGCAGCCTCGTCTGACGACACAGAAACAACAGAGGTGACAGAGCCTACGCATCCAGCGAGGTACGAGATTGAAGAGTGCAGTCTTCCTATCAAAGAAATGGAAGGGACAATTAGCACATGCTTGCTCAAAGGAAACACCGGCAGTCCAACGACCATTGCAGTCACTGTGAATTTTTCTGGCGGTGACATACGCAGTTCTTATCCAAATGTTGATACGCCCCCGGAAGCGTCAGGATCGGGAACAGTTACGGCACACAACAATTACTTTTTGGATGCAGTGGCAGGCTCTAAGGTTTGGATCAGACGAACAACCAACCTCAAGCCATCAACACCGGAAGACTACGCCCTTGGCAGCGGGTCGGCAACTACGCATGAATGGGAAATCGTAAGAGTAGAGAAGAAGATAGCAAGATGGGCTGTTGTCAGATATATGGCTTCTGGTGGTTGGGAGTGGAGTAACGGCACTGTCTACGATGGCTTCAGTGCTTTTGGTAGTTCATGCGAGCCTACGGTTTCTGGCGCATCAATGACTTGCCTGCCCAAAGATGAGACGACAGCTTATGCGTTCTACAATCCAGAAGGCCATGAGTACATTGCAGTGTCAACAATATCAGCAATTCTTGGTGCGCCGGGCAAATACTCCTACGTCAAGGGTTCAGACAGTCCGGGTAACACAGCACTGTCTTTTACCAACTGCACCGATCCAACCCTATCTTACACACAGTCTGAGATATACGGTTGGGGAGTAAACGAAACAAACCCGAACTGCATCGAGGACGAGGCAGTTACGTCTTCCCTTGGGTTCAGCCAAGTCCCTGTGATGTTAGGCTCTGATCCGTTTTACTGCACAGGAAACTGCACTTACGAGGTGGTCAATAACGGTGGAGGAAAAACATGGCAGCTTGTGTCTGGCACAACATGCTCAACCGGATGTGTTTGCTCGACAGCAGAATTACCAGACATTAGCACCAAGGCTGTAGGGGATCGGGTAACAGCGCAGTGCAGCAACAGCTTGAGTGGCGGAAACGAGATGTGCTTTGGGACAGTCATGGTATTGCAGTGCGGCGACACCCCAATCAGCGGCCCAAGTGCAGTTTGCCTGCCACTGACAGATTGCCCAGAAGAGGAGTCATCTGGAGGTGGTTAGTCTATACAGATACAACGGCAAGTTTCTGTTCAAGAACGGAGGGTTCGCAACCCACGAACGATGCTGCTGCGATGATGTCCCATGCTGCTGCGAAGGCTTCACTGGTGATGAGTGCATAACGAACGGTTTTGGCGCACCTCCAAATATGTACTTTGCTTCGGCAGGCCAATGGGAGTACAGAATTACTTCTTGCACCTTGGCGTATGGTGGCACTTGCGATGTCGTATTTAACTTGGAGCTGGAAGTTGAAAGCCAGATCACAGGACAGACTTGCAATACCACTGCGACAGTGACTCTAACGATAGACTGCGATCACTGCTCCGATCCCTTTTATGTCTTGGTCATACAACCATGTGACGGCCTAACATTCCCAACCGGCCCCGTCAAAATTGGTGGAGGGTGTGACGACTTTGACGGGGATGGAACCTGCGGTGATGCAGCAGGAGGCAGCTTCCAAGGTGTGGTAAGCGGAGTTCTAGCGAACGCAGACAATGTGCCAATCACAGAGTGCGATGTTTGTGGCGAAGATGGGGGCGACGATGGCGGGGGTGGCGACGATGGTGGCGGAGGTGACCCCGGTGGTGGAGGCGATCCCGGTGGTGGAGGCGATCCCGGTGGCGGAGGTGACCCCGGTGGTGGAGGCGATCCCGGTGGTGGAGGTGGCTACGACGATGGCTACGATGGCGGAGATTCAGGCTACCCATGAAAATACTGCAACAGATCAAAGAGATGGGATACCATCCTCGCATCGACCGTCATCGCAATAGGCTCGCGGTAAGCCCGTGGTCCACTTGTCCGCCAGAAACACGCCAATGGTTTACCAATCATCGAACAGAGATCGAGTCAGCTTTGCGAGGGCAAAGTACAGTCGGATCGCAGTTGAAGAATCTGATCGAGCGGAAAGTACCAGCGGTACTAAGAAGCAAAGTTCCAAAATCAACGTGCGGGTGCAGCGACCTTGAAAAGAAGATGAACATGTGGGGCATCGATAAGTGCGAGCAAGAGTCTGAATACATCATCTCTCATTTGGTTGGTCAAAGCGACAAGATGGGGAAGGTTGCTACTGTTGTTCCGCTAGTCCTGCGAAGGAAAGCGGCTGAGAGAATGCTGAAACTTGCAATCAAAATGGAGCAAAAAGCAAAACTTACGGAATAGAACACAAGTCCGGTAAAATGATGGACTAACTCTTTCAAGGATGGAAACATGCAGCCTCCCCTATATAAAATGCCCCGAAGAGGGTTTCCTGTTCCTGTGCTGTCTCCAAAAGAGCAGGAGGAGAAGGCAAAGAGGGACAGGGCAGCGCGAATGGCAAAGCCTAGTACAGGGCAGGGTTTCAGCGCTGCCCCAAAGCCTGCCCCCAAGAGCGCCCCTACCAAGGCTGAGCAATACTTTGCAAGGCAAGCAGAGACTCGAAGGCAGCAGTCTATAAACAACAGGAACAGGCGAAACGCTTTAGATGAGAACAATAAGGGTACAGTCCTTGGCACACGCTTTTCTGACACAGCCAAAGATGCGTTCAAGTACCTAGGCACTCCTCTCGAAGAAATACAGGCCGCAAAAAAAACAGGCGCGGCACTTGGGCCTGTAGAGAAGTTGCTGGATAAGCCGATTTTCCCACCTCGTCTTGAAGAAGGATCTTACGACAAGGCGGTTCCAGCAACGCCGTCAACACAGCGACCGGCGTTACAGCCCGGCCAGAAACTTGACGGGTTTGGAGAACCCTATACGCCCGGCGGTCCGTTAAAGATGGATGGCTTCGACCCAAATCCGGGCGGCTTTACAGCAGAGGGCTACGGTTCGTTCGGGATTCCATCATCAGCCAGTGAAGGAGGCGTCTACAGCGCTGGATTAGATGACATCGTACTGCCTTCTGCTGCCTTCACGCCATATCCAAACTCCGGCTCACACCAAAACTTTCCTGTTACCGAAACGGGCAAGTTCCTGCGAAGGGAGCGTCAACGCAGAGACACAATGGACACTCTGAACCCCGTGCCTACGGTTGAGTCTTCGGGCCTGCTTGCCAACATTGCTGAGCAATCTCCTCGGCCCGTGCCGCGATCTAGACAACCCGCGCCGCCAAGTCTTGATCCACTAGCAACTGAGTTTGCCACCGAACCAGAAAGTCCAAGTAATTTTCCGATGGTTCCTGAGCCTTTAGAGCAAGCAGCTACAGGCAGGACTTCGCCATCAACTTCTTTCCTTCCCGTGCAGCCCAACTTCATTGACCGAACGAACAGTTACATGCAAAGACCCGTGCTGCCAAATGAGATGATGCCGTATGAGCAGACAGGTAGGGTTCCCATGTCGCCAAGAGTAAACGAGTCGTTTATTTCTGGGCTTCCATCTCGCAGTGAACGAAACAGGTCGTCAATGCAGCCGGGAGGAATGGGTGATGGCAGCACGTTTGACCGTCTTAGGCAGCGTGATGCCGATAGGGTCAGTGCTGCGAATGCTAGGCCAATGGCTTCGACCCAAAATGAAGTAGAATCAGAAATTTTCCAGCATCATTACGGGCCTGATGTTACAAGCGATGTAAAGGCGTTTGTCAACACCGGCAGAGAGCTGAATAGCGCAGCGGGCAGGGATTACCGAAAGCAACTAAACCAAGGGCTTGATGGAAACCTTGCAGCCAGAAAAGCAGCGAGGCTTTCTGGGGAGACATACACCGATCCTCACACGGGAGAGATGACAGACTACGGTAAGTTCAATGAGTACCGAGAAAGGTTGGCCGAAGGGCCGACCTTAGAGAACATGTCTGACCAGCGCAAGATGCGAATGCGTAGGGCGCAGCTAATGAATTACGGAAGGACTGGTGGAGTCACTGTAGCACCGGGTGGTGGGATTGCAGGTCCGATGAGTGTCGGAACGCAAGCAACCTTTGGTCCGAATATGAGCCTTAATCAAGCCACTCGCATGGCTCAAGGTCAGTTGGATCAAGAAAGCAGGCTTCGCCAAGCAGAGCAGCGCAAGCAGGATGCTGAAAGAACTAAAACTCTGAGGCTAATGGCCGAACAAGGCGACAGTCGGGCAGCAGATGCTCTTCGCAAGCAAGTCGGACTTAATGTTAATCCAGATAAGGAAGCTATTAACAGAGAGATAGAAGATGGGGGGATCACGGGTGGCGTTCCGTCAATGAATGGAAGGACGTTTTCTCAGGTTCCTGCTGCGGAACGCAACTTGATGGGGGTTCAGGTTAGATCAATCATTAAAAACCCTAATCTAAATGACAAGCAAAGAGAGATAGCATTGCGAGAGATGTACCCTGAGCTGACCACCCTCGCTGGAATCAACGCTCTTCAAAACAACACTGAGATTTTCGACGAGTTTGGTCCCCAAGAGTATCTCCTAACCGAAGACCTGATGAGGATCATGGGGATTGCTAATCCAGCAAATTCAGGTGGTTCCAATAAAAGCCCTATGACTTCTATGGGGCAGGGGTACATGGGTGGTGGTCCGGGCAGTCAGTATTAACCAATCAGAGTGATTAAATATGGTTTCTTCTTACGATTTGCTCCTCCCCGGAGCAAGGGCGGCTGGCTCTCTTAGTAACAGACAGGACGACCAGCAACGCAGGCAGTCTTTTCAGAGAGTGTCTGGCGCACAGTTGCCAAGACCTCCCAAGCCATTCGGAAGTTCATACAGCAGGCTTCAGCCTCAAGCACCTGTTCAGCCAGCAATGCAAGCACCTGCGCAGGGTGTTCCGGCAATGCCAGAGCCAACCGACAGTTCGGTTTTATCGGCGGCTACAAAGATTACTCAGCCTGCCCTTGGTGCAGTTGGTGGATTGGCTAACGTCCTAGACTTGCCGGGCAGCATGGTGAGGGATGTTTTTGCATTAGAGAACCCTCTCGACCAGCTACTTAGTCCAGCGAGCGCAGAGAACAGGACCACTGGGGAGCAGCTTCTTGAGAAGTATGGGCTGTATGACGATGGCTCAAGTGAAGATAGAGGGATGCTGACCAGCATTGGTCGCTTTGCTGGTGGGCTTGGTGTTGAGGTTTTGCTTGATCCTCTCACTTACCTGAGCGGAGGTCTGTCTGCTGGTCTAAAGGCTGGCGGAAAGACGGGTATGAAAGCAGCCGGAAGGATTGGGCTTGTTGACGACTCAATGTTTGCTCTCAACAAGCGTCTTACTGATGCGGCTTTCGAGAAGACCGGCAGAAAGATGGGCAAACGTGAAGCTGCGTTGACTGTCAGTGCCGATGATGTTGTGAAGTCAGGTACAAAGTATTCCAAGAAAATTAAGGATGCCCAGCTAAACGAGCAGTTATCGAAACAGATGGGAGAAGAGTTTACTGCTGATGCTGCAAACAAGATGCGTCAGGCAACACTTCAGGACGCATACTTTACATGGCAGCTACCCGGCCTGAAGTCTACGCAAATGTCTTTCCTTCGCGGAGACAAGGCGAGATCCTACGCCAGAGCTATGGACAAGCTGGGAGAGGCGACGAGGTTCGGCAAGTTCTCTCCTATAATGAAAGCAGCTCCTATCTTCAGCAAAGCTGTTAGGAACGCAAAAACCCCTGAAGCCCAGAAAGCAGCTCTTGAGTTGTCTAACACGTTGCTTGAGGCACAAGCTGCCGCACGGGGAAAGCTTTATGATGCGAATGCTTCTATGCTTGACTCAGGGATGTTGAACTACACCGACGATGCTGTAGCCAACAAGAAAGTCAACGACATTTCTGATCGGGCATATGAGTACATGGAGGACATTGGTGTCCCTAGAATTAAAGAGACAATCAAAAAGCAAAACGATGGCTCTATTTACATTGAAAAAACTTTCGATGACGGAAGCTCCAGTTCGAGTCTTTACAAGAATGAAGCCGATCTGAGATCGAAAGACGTTGGTGCTTACCAGAATTATCTGAACATCGACACGGCTGGGAGCAAGAACGAATTAAAAAGAACTTACGCTGACCCATCTAAGCTTGCTGCGTGGAAGAAAGACCTGATCCAGAACGACGAATTGTTCAGGGAGATGGATGCTTCGGGAATGCTTGACGCTCTTGACGATGTTAAAGGCACACTTAAAGAAAGCCTGCTTGTTGCTCAGAGGACAGGCATTGACTTGGCTGAGTACCAAGACGAATTTGCTGGATACGCAAGCCGGATTCCCCTCTTGCTTGATACTGGCAATGCAGCAAGGCGATCTCGCGGTGCTAGAGCAAACGATCCAAGAACAGAGTTTGCAATTCCAAGATCGCCCACACGCAGGAACATTGTCGGTGGCACTGCTTCTCTTCAGAGGATCTCAAGAGAAACAGAAGAGATGGGTGGGTTTGCTGGCATAAAGGAAAGGTTTACAGCAGATCAGTGGAAGGAGCAATCTGAAGAGATTTACAAGAACTTCAAGACGAAGTATGCCAATGAAACATCGGCTATGAAGGAAGAAAATGTCAAGGGATTATTTGATGAAGTAACTTCTCGACCACCTTCTATGCCACTTCGCGGTGATGGATTTTACAGTGTGAACCCTGCTGAAGCAGCAATGCGCAGCGTGGACAGTCTCTATGAGGCTGCTGCAAAGGGGAGGGGGCTACGAGAGTTTTTGAGAAATCAATCTCAGCTCACGATGGGCGAAGGGGTTGAACGTCTAAGGGGCAGGGCTAAGGCTGTCTTTGACGAGGGCGGTGACGGCGAAGCTATTGATAGAGCGATGAACTCAACTGGTGACATATTCATCGACAACCTAAGATTCTTGCGCAAAGTTGACATCATAGATCAGCGAGGTTTAGATGGATTCGCAACGACAGATCCAAGGTTGCGGCCAAACCCCGGAGGAGTAGGCGACAACCTTAGTCCTGACCGTGAGTTTGAGGAAGTTACTGCTGGTCGAAAGTCTGACGAAAGTGGCAGAGAGCCGCCGAACCCAGACGAACCGAATCCCGACGATCCTACTGACTTTGATGGCGATGGTGGAGGATCGCCTCCACCTGAAGGAACTCCTCCCTCTGGTTCACAGGCTGCTCGTCCTGAGTCTACCCCCGCTTCAGAGAAATCCAAGGTAAGGTTCACGGAAGGCGGTGCATCTGAGGCTGACAAAGCAAGTGCTATTGAGTTCCTGAAAGACATCCAGAACGCTACGTCAAAAGCTCTGGAAGATGTGACTCCTTCACTTTCTAGACTTTCCAAATCAACTTCAGCAGAAGACGTTCAGCTTGTTCGCATTATTAAGCAGGCTCTACAGACACAACGTCCTCACCTTTATCAAGAGGCTCAAGAGCGATTCGCTCGAAAGCAAAAGGCAGCATCGGCATCGACAAGTAGCAAGTCTCCGAAGCGTCAGCCTGCACAACAAAGTAAGACTGCGAAGGCCGGAGTGGTTGACGGTGCATCCAAGGCTGTCAAAGCATCTGACTCTGACAGAGCAAGTGTTACTGAGTTTTTGCAAGACATCCAGAACGCTACGTCAGAATCTTTAGAGAAAATAACTCCAGCACTTGCTAGGCTTAATAAATCAAGTTCAAAAGAAGACAGGATGCTTGTTGGCTATATCAACAAAGCTCTCATGTCAGAACATCCTCAGCTTTATAAGGAAGCTAGGGAGCGGTTCGCTAAGAATCAAAAAGCAGCAGAGTCGGCAGGGTCGCCTGCGAAGGCCGGAGTCGTTGACGGTGCATCTGGTCAAAAGAAAAAGGCAGGTAAGGGTGCAAAGGATAGTTCTCCATACCCTAGTGTGCTTAGCAATAAGCTCGTTAAAGATGAGAACGGAAGTTTGCGAGTGCCAGACAGAGAGGGGCCAAACCAAAAGAAAATAAACAAGACTCAAGCTCTAAAAGCGGCGGCTCAGGACGCTGGCGTACCTATGACGCATCGGTCAAAAAATTATTGGACCGGCAATGACATTGCTAAAGAGATGAAAGACAGGCTTGATGGTAACTGGAGCAAGTGGGAGGAAGCAGCTAGAGGTGTCGCGAAAAAACTCATAGAAAGCCCCACCAAGATGACGAGGCAGCATCAAAAGGCTAGGGATATTTTAGCTGGCTCTGTGTTGGATTCAGACAAGGAGCTTGCTGAGAAGATGGAGCGGTCCAACAGGAGTCTTGCAAGGTCGGTTGGCAACCCAAGAGCTGCGTCTAACAGAAGCACTCAACAAGCTCAAGAATCGTTTGCGAACGTAGCTCAGTACGCAAGAGAGGTGTTCGACCTTATTGACAAGCATGGCCTAGACAATATCCCTGAGGAAGAAGTTTCTAGCCTTAGAAACAGCGGAATATGGACGCAGGCAAAAGCTCTGCAAGGCGACGACATCTACGCTGATCTTAGGCAGTTGTATACGGAGATGAAAATTGACATTCGGCTGTCACCTGACCGGAAAACGCTGGGAGACGAAGCCTACAACAGCATGGGAGACATAGAAAAAGCCATTACACACATGAGGGATGTGGCTGAGAAGGAGAAGATTGATCGTGGTGCAAAGAAAGATCTTCAATCAAGAGCAAGAAGAGCAAAGAATAAGGCCGAAAAGGAGAACAAAGAATATCAATCAAACGTCAACAGAAACCGAGAGGTTGCTGAGACTGAAAGGATGTTTGAGCGGAAGCGCAGGCCCAAAGGCACGGAGTACAGACTGGAGTACGATGCAGAGGGCCGTTATGACAGGCAGGCTAACATGAACTGGGTCAACATGCCCACCTTGGAGACTCTTGCTGAAACTTACAGGAGTGCTGCAAGGAAGCAGCATTACGCCAATCTGTTTGGCGAGGGAATAATCAGGTTTGAACATTCTGTTCCTAGACGCGGAGAGCAAGAAGGAGTGGCGTACTTGCTTCCCATCCTGAACAAAAGAATAGAGAAAATTCTGGCGGGAGAGATTGATAGAGGCAAGGACGTAGCGACTATAAAGAGCGACAGATTTAAGGCGAAGCTTGCTGAGGTAAACAAGAGAGCGTCACTGCAACCCGCAGATAAGCAATGGATCAACAAGGCTCTGGGGAAGACTGGCTTCTATCTTCGCGATGCAGGCATGAGCGCGCAGACGAAGACACTCGCGAGGAATGTTTTTAGGGACGAAAATCCCCCAGAGTGGTTATCTAGAGCTGCAACTAACTTGCGTGAAAACAAGTACGCAGAAGTCCCTGAAGACATTGCTGGCTTTGTTTATCAGAACTACGACAGGATTAACGGTAGGTTTGAAAAGCTGCTTGACGGAATCCCCTCTGTTAAACGCCGCGCAGACGGAACAGGAACAGAGGTTCCCCAGCCAATCGCTAAAGAACTCGCTAAGAAGCCAGTACAAGCCAAGAGAGAGCTTTACTCAACTGAAGGCGGTGGCACTGCCTCAATGGGGCTGTTCACTGACCCGAAGCTTCTTGAGGCCAATGACGCATTTGAATCAACATTCAGGCGGGGCTTTAGTCAGACTGAAGAAGACTTGAGCCAGCGGGTGGTTGTGGACGACCAAGCAATCATAAGATCGCTTGGGGATGACATGCAGGTAAATGGGAAAGAGGTTACTTTCTCTGAAGTACACATGGCGAGAGAGGCAGAGCCTGAGCTGTTTGAAGACGAGATGGCTCGACGACTGGACGAAGCGAGCAGTGAAGAACTGGCAGGCAGTGGGTTTGAGTTGGATGAGTTTGATCCTGATTACATCCCCGAAAGTGTGATGCGTGAGCTTCCTGAAGAAGCTAAAGCGGCTGCTAAGAAGAAAGTGGAGGAGGCTCAGAAGGCGGCTTCTGCAAGGGAAGCAGCAAAGCCCAAGGGCAAGGCCGGGTCTGGGTTGAAATCCTTTGTCAACAAAGACAAGGGGAGGCTTGACCAGTCTGTTGATCTAGGCAGTGACAAGCCTGTAGGGAGAGACATCTACAACTACACAGCAGCAGCCGGGCAAATTGGTGCAGCAAAGATGAGCTTGCTGGCTACACACCTAGACGTTGGGCTGGGCAGATATGACTCTATTCTTCAGACTCCTTCTCAGGATGTGGCAGCTTTGGTGCAAGAGCTGAAGCAACCCCACCAGTCGTATGAAGATTTTTTCAATGCTGACATACCTCAGATGCAGCGAATAAAGTTGGCTCTTGCTGAGAACAACTACCTTGACACGATTCGCATGGCGGCTCGGCAGCAAGATGCGTCGATCCGGTCAGCGAACATAACCCCGCTAACGCAAACCTCAGACTCTTCTATCAGGCAATCTCTTGAGGGTCTTGGCGTTTCGGTTCCAGAGGGCGTAGCACTTAACACGGCAGAGGGCTATGACATCCTGATGAGTACAGCGAAAGATCTCGCTGCACAAGGCAACCGAGGGTCGGCAGACATTGTCGCTTCTATTGCTAATCCGTTGTCAGACGTTGACGGGTTCACTCTTGGAAGCAGGTACATGGAGGACTACATGAGTCCTGTTGCCGTAGTTGAGACAGCACAGAGGCTTGCTGGCGAGAATTACTTGAGAGGATCTGGGTTCCCTGACCTTGAGTCACTGATAAGTAGCGAGCCGCAGGTGTTCTCTCATGCGGTTGATGATCTGCAAGACTGGATGTCCAGCTTCCCTTCTTCTGGATTGGACTACGGCTCAAGAGTGGATCAGCGATCTGTGTTTTATCAGATGGCTGACGAAGAGTTCTATACAGACGCATTCTTGGCTGAGGGCTACATCGACATACCAATGTCAACAAGGGCAGGGCGTTTCCTCGATCAGCTTGACATGGCAGACGATCAGCCATTGCACCAGCAGCAGTTGAAGTGGCTGACGAATCCTGCCAACGTAAACAAAGATGAGGACACTGTTCTTGGGGTCAGCAGGTTCATTGCTGAAAAACAGGGGAGGGGCGAGGCAGTCACTGCTGGGGAAGTAAGAGACCTGATTAGAAAGAACAAGCCTCAGGTTCAGATAGTCAATCTCGGATTAACAGGAAGGCAGCAGTATGCAGACTATGCCACTGATGCTGGGAACAAGTCTTCTTACACAGAGATACTCATCAGGCTCGGAAAAGAAGACTATTTTTCGCCCGACAATCCTCTCGAAAGCGACAGATTCTTTAAGTCAGCACACTTTCTTGACGACCAAGGCATTGACGATGTCCTCAACCAAGAAACGCTGAAGTCAGAGCGTCCATTCTCGCGAGACATACTGATGCACCTTCGCCTCAACGACTATACAAGCACCGAGGGAAAGAAGTTTCTTTTGGTTCAGGAGCTTCAGTCGGACATGATTCAGGATGAGCGGAAGTTTTTGACAGCGAACAAAAATTTGATAAAGATGGGTTTAACCGAGGAGGAGGTAGAAGGCACAGTCAACCGTTTACTTAACATTACCAGAAAAGAAACAAATGAGTTTGGCGAGGAACCTAGCGCATTTGATGATATTTTGGAAAATCGAAGGCTTATGAACTCGGAAGATGAAGTGCTGGACGAAGCCTTGGGTCTTGTCTTAGATCGGCGCAGGGAAGCGGGTGTTCAAAGCACAAACACCGAAATTCGAGAAATTGCGGCGGCGTCAGCTAGTTACTTACGCACTGTCAAGAAAAGGATACTCGATCAAACAGGCAAAGGAAGATACACAGATGGGTCAATAGGTCCGGGTGGTATGCCAGAGATGCCGTTCATCCCTACTAGAGCAACATGGAAGCTTCACGGGTTGAAGAGTGCGGCGCACTTAGCATCAGAACAGGGCTATGACGGAATCGCAGTGCTTAACGGGTCAGACATTGCCAAGGCTGTTGGTGGAGATCCTGATGCTATCGGTATGCACCAAAAGGATGCAATCGGACAGCTTGAGAAACACTTCAAGAAGAGCCGCGAAGAGGGAGGTCTTGGCGGTGGTCAGAAATTTTCTGCATCAACAGGACATGCGTTTCCAGAAAGGGTAGACGCTGACAACCTTAAACTAGACTTGTATCAGTGGGATGAAAATCAGTTCGGAGAAGAAGAGAAAGTATTTATGGCTGGCGTTCTTCCGCTGTCTGATTTCAGGCCCGTTACTATGAACAGCCCTGAAAAAGTATGGATCAAAGAGAATTTAGAACTTGATTATTTTGAAGTGTTCGTAGATGCAGAACATCGTGGCGCTTTTAAGGTGATGTCGGATGCTAAGAAAGCGGCAGCAGAAATTATGAACGACGCGCTTCCCGCCGACAAATACAGTAGTGCAAAAAAATACTCTTACGAAACAACAGAGTTTCTTTTCGATGACGTAACCAGAGCTAACGCTGTTGACAACGTGTTCTACCAAGGAACACCCGTCAACGGTGGAGCGAAGGCTTCCATTCTGTTTCCCGTCAAAGACCCCAAAGGGATTCGGTCTGGAGATATTGATTTGCCAGAAGACTGGATGAAGAGCCAGTACAAAACCCTGATCGTTGCTTACAAGCAAGCAGATCAGCATTCATTTGTTCACGAAATGGGTCACTTGCTAAGGATGTCATTGCGTCAGATAGAGCCAGCCTACTTGGACAGAGTAGAGCGGACGCTAGGCATTAAGAACGGCAACTGGACTGCACAAATTACTGACCCAGCAACGGGGACTCTAAGAAGTGGAGAGGAAGTGTTTGCCGATGCGTTCATGCAGTGGAACAGAGACGGTGGCAAGCAGGTAGACGATGGTTGGGAAGGAATGTGGAATAAGTTCAAGGACTTTATTGTCAGCACTTATCGCGGTGTCATCCGTGGTTCTGACATTGAGCGAAAGATGCGTCCAGAGATGCACCAATTCTTTGACGACCTTGTGGGTGAGCAGAAGTACACATCCTACAAGACTCGCACTCTGATGGATGCACTAGATGAGATGAAGTACACAAGCGTTCGCGCTTTGAATGCAATGCAGGATGAGATCGGAACTGATGATCTCATGGAAGCAGAGCGTCTAGTTCTTAGGTCTAGGCTGGAGAAGGAAAGGTTTGCTGTTGTTGCTGACCTAGAAAGAAGTGGGGTCAAAGACGCAGAGGGAAGGGTAAGAACAGTAGATGACTCGATAGACGAGCTTGTAAGCAAGATGGAGTCGCTAAACTCTAGCGGCAAGAAGATACCAGCGAAGATGACTGTCGGTACTGGAAACAGCAAGATGGAAGTGTCAACTCAAGTTGACATCAAAGAAAAGCTGGCTCAGTTCCGCATGGACGAAGACGTAATGTCCGATGTCACAAGGGTGTACCAGTTAAGCAATGAACTCACTAAGGACAATGCCTTTAAGTCTATGGCCGATTGGTATGACTCCTATACCAACATGTTCAAGAGCAACGTCACCACAGTGTGGCCGTCATTCCACTTCAGGAACCTTACTAGCGGTGCAATACAGAATGCACTGAACGACATCTTCGACCCTACTCAGCCCGGCTTGCGGAAGTACCTAAGACCTTACAAGGACGCGGCCACAGTGATGGTGGGCGATTCTATTGAGGGTCTTGAAGCGATTCCTTCTTTAAGTTCCTTGACGGCAGAGGAAGCCACAGGAGAGCTAAGGAAGCTCGCGTTTAGGCACGGAGTGTTTGATTCTCCGGGGCAGCACCGAGAGATCTACGGAGTAGGAGGTGCAGTTCAGGAAGCTATCCCCGGATCTATCAAGCAGGAGGGCAACACTCTCAGAGAGAAGATGATGTCCTTCATGAAGTCTGGTTCGCAAAGTGCTGACGTTAGGATTCCCAAAGACAAGAGGCTTTCTTCGTTTGATTCCTTTAAGCCTTGGAAGGTAGCTGGTGGTGATGGTTCCATTGACAGGTTTGGCCCCGCTAGGGTAGGTCGCCAAGCTGGAGACTTGGTTGAGGGTTCGCATCGTCTTGGAGGATTCATCGCGTTACTCAAGCAGGGCTACGATCCTGCTGAGGCAGCTAAGAGAATCAGGCTTCTTCATGTTGACTACTCTGACTTGTCAAGTGCAGAGCGGACAGTTATTCGTCGCCTGTTTCCTTTCTATTCCTTTAGCAAAGGGATGTCGAAATACTTAGCCAACGAGATATACACTAAGCCCGGAGGCAAGGTATCGAACACGCTGCGAGCAGCTAACAGAAGCAGGAGTGATGATGTAACTACGCCAGACTACATAGCTCAGGGAGTTTCTGTCCCTCTTGGTGCTGATGAAGATGGATCAAGAAACTTCATTACAGGTCTGGGCCTGATGCACGAATCTGTATTGCCTCTTGCTGATGCTACAGCGAATGTTCTTTCCAGTGGAAGCATTCAGAAACCTATGTTCGAGGTAGGAGGGATGTTGAATCCTGCTCCTAAGTTTATGTTAGAGACAATGTTTAACAGGAGTCTTTTCCAAGAAGATCCTAGAGGGGGAAGACTTCTCGACGATATGGACCCGCCGCTTGGCAGGACTCTTAATAACGTAGCTTCTGGGCTTGGGTTCAGTGACAGCAATGAACCTGTTGGGACGCCGAAGATTCTTGAAAGCGTTCTGTCTAACAGTCCAATCTCAAAGTTTGTTTCAACAGCGAAGCAGATTACAGACACGCGAAAGAGCCTGCCTACCAAGGCGTTGAACACGCTCACTGGATTCAAAGTGAGCAAGGTAAGTCCGCAGGCTCAAGACCAAATTCTTAGGGAGCGTTCTTCTCTGCTGATGAGCGAGCTTGGTGGTCGCACCTTTGAGCGAGACTATATACCAGAAGAAGCGTTAGAATCTCTTAATCCAGAGCAAAGGGCTATGGCAGACAGCCTCAAGAAAGCAAGCGCGTTGTTGGCTGATAGAGCAAAGCAGCGAAAAGCAATCCGAGAAATGCAACAAGCACAGGAGAATAACTGATGGCTGACGAGATCCGAATAGCAGCAAGCATGTCTGTAGACAATGGGAACCTTTCGTTCTCACAGAACTATGGCACAAAGAGCTACGACCAAGCAGCGGTGGGTGGACCATCGCCGGGTATGAAAGAGATCGGAACCTCCGAAGAGACGGAGGCTTTCAGTGAGCTGACAACACCGGGTTGGTGTACCATTCAGAACCTTGACTCAACTAACTTTGTTGAGTGGGGGTTCAGCACTGGTGTTTACGGTGGCAAGCTGATGGCTGGCGAAACTGCTGGTCCATTTAGGATCAACAGCGCATCGACCACGTTGTATCTGAAAGCAGACACAGCAGCCTGTCGTGTTGTTATCAACGCCCTTGAGAGCTAGGACTAGCTATGATTGAGTACAGAGGCGAGAAGTTTTCCGGCTATAACAAGCCAAAGAAAACACCGGGTGGTCCAAAGAAGTCAGCAGTGCTTGCCAAAGAGGGAAGCAAGATCAGGCTTGTGAGGTTTGGCGACCCCAACATGACAATCAAGAAGCATAAGCCAGCCAGAAGAAAGAGCTTTAGGGCTAGGCATAAGTGCGGAGAAAAGAAATCAAAGCTGTCTGCTGGCTACTGGTCATGCAAGGCTTGGTAATCACTCTCCTTTTAAGTACATAGCGGCTACCACTTTAGCTTGCTTGTCTGACACCGCATCTGCGTATTGCCAGCCCAAATCAATGCAGACATCGCACAGGCTTTTGATGACATTGCAGCAATCTTGAGTGTCCATCTTCCAGTGCCTTTCTCCTTCAGGGAAGAACTTTATTGAAACTTCCTCGCGGTCGTCTAAGAGTTCGTACCGCACCTCATGGTCAAACTCTTGGGTAGATTCATCTGTGATTTTCTCGTCGATGTAATGCTCAGAAAGTCCGTCCATCTTGTGGTTTGAAACAACGCTTGCCAAGCACTCAGGTATTCCTGTTATCCACTTGAATGCGACATGCTTGTCTATGATTACAGGCTTCGATGGCCTGCCAGATCTTATGCAGACAGAGTTGTCAAGAACATCAATAACAATAGGTATCATGCCTTCATCTTGTGGTCCGGTTCTTCCGTCTGGATAAAACCTTAGAGACTTGCCAGACTGCTGCCTTTCAATGAGTTCGTCTAGTGCTTCCCTGTCACCTGAAATGATCTGGTCATAGAGGTCTTTAACGTGCATGTTCTGTAGTTTTTTACGGTGCATCCTTGAACCCTTCTTGCTTCAACCATTCCGATAGCTGACGCCTTGCGTCTCCGTGATTTCCATGAGTTACGAAAGACATTCTATCAACATCGAACCCAAGTACGCTGCTTACGAATCTTATGCTTTGCTTGGGGAAGTCTAGGCAGGATGCAGCGGCAGCAGTGACATACCACTGGTGTGACTTTGGCTGAAGGTTTCGCTTGCACATTGCTGCCCTCATCTTCAGAAAGACTGACTCCCTTGAGTTACCTTGCTGAAAGAGATTGGCGGCAGCAGAGGCTACTGTTCTGATCGTCTTGTCTGGAGTCATGTAGCAGCCTCGCTTGTCTTTCATGTTTCTCCATCCTACTGGGGCCGGTCCTATTGGTTCACCGAGCTTTCTCTTTACTGCTGCGGTGTCCTTTGTTCTGGTTGAAATTAAGTCCCTTTCAAACTCAGCAAATCCAGCAACCATAGTAAGCATCAGCTTTCCTACTGGAGTGGATGTATCCATAGGAGAGTCAAGAAATGCAATGCTTATGCCAGCCTCGTCTAGCACACGCATGGTATTCCAAGTGTCGTTGACGCTGCGAAAGGCGCGAGAAAGAGAGGCGACTACAACCATGTCACCGGGGTCGAGGACTGTAACCACATGCTGACCAAAGGGGCGTTTCAGCATGTCAACTCTACTGGACACAGCTTCGTCGATGAACATGCCAATGAACTTTGCTCCGTCTTTCCATTTGCCTACAGACTGCTGTTGCTTTACCCACTGCTCAATCTTGTCTGTCTGTACTTTAGGCGACATCTGCTGCTTGTCGGTGGACATGCGACCATAGCCTGCAACTTTTATCATTCCATCTCTCCTAGTATCATGTTGATCCAGTCTGAATTAGTTATGCGACCGAGCATCCCATCAGAAGAGAATCCCTTTGCAGTTCGCAGTGCGGCTGATGTCCTGCTTCTTTTGTTGTAGAGAACGTAGTGAGTGCTGTGTTGCTCCACATGAATCTCACCTCCACTAAAGTCTTTGGTTGAGACAAACATTGCCATCGGAACATTGATGTTTTTGCTTGGCCGGTCAAACTGAATTGACGAGAGGTCAAGGATTCCTTCTCTGATCTGAACGACAGCATGAAACCCAACTCCATTAGCGTCTCTTGTTTTCGCGTTGACTCCCACTGACCATGCAGTATCGGGCCATTCATCGACAGGAGTTTGCTCCATCATTAGCAAGCGAGCTTCTTCGTTCATGACCATCGCGTCCCAAGCCGATGGCGAAGCATCGACCCCAAGCTTGCGAAGAACCTCAAGGCCAATGTAGGTTGCATTGACGCAGCACCCGTTGCCACTAGCTTGAAGCACCTCTTTTTGTGCATCAAAGAATCCAACGTCGATGCAAGCATCAATCAATGACTCGATCATTTCTTCTGTCATGCTCATCACTTAGCCCTCGTCATCATGGGTGAAGCGTAGGGGCAGGCTGCACAGCCCATGTAAACCCCAACACCTTCTTTACTGCCAAGCATCCCAGCCATCATTGGATTGTTTGGCACGGTTACTTCGAGCATAAAAAGAGTCTTGCCCTCACAGTTGGGACAAGACTCATCGAGTGGGCCAGACTTAATCTCTGGCGGTCCAGTTGGCTCAGGTGAATCACCGTAGCCGTAGTCTCTGTCAAATGGTTTCACCTAGCTTCTCCCTTTGCCAGTGCTATTACGTCAAGGACTTGCTTCCGAACCATCGGAGGCAGACTGCCTTGCCGATGCACCAACTCAAGAGTCTCAAGCATCTGTCCCGATGCAGCAATGCGTGGGTTCTTAGACCCTGACCCAGTCTTTTGGATGAACTCCTCAACCTCTTGGCTCTCAGCAAAGTGAACACCATCAATGACAGTGGTGTTCAGTTTCTGGTGACTATCGCCACTGCCACGACCGACATCAACCCACCGCTGGACTGATTGCCTAGTTACGTTGTGCTTCTTGGCGATGTTAGATAGTTTCATTAACATTAGTAATCTTCCGGTAAAAGTAGGGTGGTAGACGAACGATCCGCTTCGGTGATCGCCCAGATTTCAAGGTCGTCTTTAACCTTGTAGACAGACATGACCCGACAGTCAGTGGTAAGTGCCTCATCGTTAATCTTTGCTTCTTCATCACAGACATCGCCCCAGTCACCAGCAGAGTGACGAGCAATTATCTTCGGCAATAACCGATGAGCCTTGTCGCCAAGGCGTTGCTGTAGGTTGCTGGTAGCAACAACAGTACCCAAGTCAAAGGCAGTGCCAGTAACGACAACCACTTCGTTGCCATCAATCTCTTGTTCGCTTGCCATTCGTTGATCTCTCCTTGTGAGAATGAGCAGGGTCCAGAACCCCGCAAGGAATCCGTAAACAAAAAACAATCCGTTGTAGATGAGCGTCATGGTTCCCTCGCTGTCATGTACTCACTGTCTGGACCAGATGTAACCCAGACCTCCACTGGTGCTGTCGTTTCGATCCAAGCCTTAGCCCCGCAAGAGAGAGTCTTGCCGGGGTACACCACCTCTGACGGACCTTGGATTCTTACAGTGTGTCCGTAGTGGTTTCGGTTGCTGCACTTCACAGTGAAGATGGGCTTACGCTCATCGTTCTTTGAGTTGCTCTTTACCACATGCTGATTGACATGGATTCTTTTAATCGTTTGCCTTGACATCGTGAACATCCTTGTTCGTAAGAAGGGAGAATCTAAGAGGCACAACCACCGACTGGTTGCAAGAATCGCAGCACCGAGATTCAAGTGCGTCAGTTACTGGGTAAGGATTATGTCCCTGATCCCAGTACATTTCACCATCAGGTGTGTACTTCTTTTCAATCTCTTTCTTGCAGATACAACATTTCATTTTAATATCTCCATGTTTGTTTGATATTCGTGGTTAGCTTGCTCAGTGTCGTAGCTGCCGTAAGGAAGCAGGTAGCCATGAGCATCAAGGGTTCTGTCTATTTCAGCCTCTAGTCCTTGAGGCATGAACTCGGTGTGACACTCCACCATGATCTTTACAATCAATGCACAGGGATGAACGCAGTCCCATAAGCCAACGTCGATGCTCGGCTTGTCTTCCTGTATGCGTTTCTTGATGTCTGAAAACTTTTCTCTTATCTCCTTTGTTTCGTCGTGTATTTGGATGACTCCGCCGATAGCGTTAATTGGTGGCTGACTTGTAACCAACTCACCTTCTTGAATCATCTTCTTGATATTCCTAAGCGTGTCAGTGACCCCGTTGCAAGAAAAAAGGCTACCGATTTTGGTAGCCTTATGCTGTTTCCCGTTGTGACTTATGAGGTAGTCCTTGCCTCCGTCATCTCTATACACTCCGGTTACTTTCACTGTTCTATTCCTCTGGCTCTTTGGTTCTAAACAAGCTGTCGCAAAGAGAAGAAAGCTCTTCTTCTGTTGGAACTTCGACAACGCTTTTCTCTTGCTTCTCTTTGCGTTCTTCTTCAGCAAAGTATTCTTCGACCTGCTGCTCGTAACTGTCACCTATTCTCAGAGAAGGGTACAGGGCAAGAAACTTTGTGATCGCTTCTTCAGCAACACAGCACTGTGTTAAGACCTGAAGGGCAGACGGGTGGTCGGTGATGATTTCAGAGCATTGAAGCTGCACCATCTTCATCCCCTTCTTTAGCAGAAGTATTAGTGAGCAGACAGCAAGTGTCTGCTCTTGCCCGTCAAGGTGTTCTCCCATTTTTTCCGAAAGCTCTAGGCTCATGTTTACTAAGTCCTTGAACTTCAAGTCGTCAGGCAGCGGATGGGTTTCGCCATCAAAATCTTCTTCGTCCATCTTTGTATTCCTTTATCTCTTGAGTGTTTGTTAGTTGTTTGCGAACGGTGTTACCATCATTGACCAAGGGTCGGTGACATGCTTCGCTACCGACTTGGCATCGACGCTGTCTGCCAACTTTGTGAGCTGATCGTCCGAAAGGCACTCAGCGATTCCGTCAAGATCGAGTGTTTCTGAGAGACTTCCGTAGTCTACTCTTTCAGCAAGCCAGTCCATGTCTATCGCTTCAGAGCAATGGTCGTAGATGCCGTCCATGTCGATGTGATTTGAGAAGATCTCATATGACAAGTCATATGTATCAAACTCGTTGGCAAGATCTTCAAGTGCTATCTCACTAGCAACGTCTTGTGTATCTAAGTGACTAGCAACGTCATCAACACCAATGTGTTCAGCAATCTGTTCAGCATCAATGTGTTCAGCAATAGACTCTTCGCTGATTTCGCCTGCAATCAATGCAGCTAACTGGTCCATGTCAATGGAATCTACAAGTAGGTCGTAATCAATTTCTTCGCTCATTTCTTTACTCCGTATGTTATTAAAAGGTTTGACAAGAAAGGTCAGGCGAGAGTCAGGAATCGAACCTGAACGTAGAACACCAGTTCACTCGCTGGTCGGCGGCTATCCGGGAGCTACCCGACATTCCCACCTCGACACAAGGAGAGCGTCATCGGATTGAACGACGATCTGCACCACAAAGAACAGGAGTATGTCAATCCTGTCTGTAATATCTCTTTGCTTGCTCGCTCTCTCAGCTCAATGTTGCTGCGTCCAATGCTACACAGCGACATCAAGGACATCATCAAGGACATCATCAAACGCACTTGATGTTTCAACAGCCTGAGAAAGATTCATCGCATTGAGAACTTCCTTGAGCTTATACTGACAGGTCTGTAGACCAGCACCAAACAGTGACTCGTAACGCTGCATCTTTGCAGTCATCTTCTTGAGAGTCTTGAGCCTGTTGGCTTGAACTCTGTCAGTGAACTGGCCTTGGCTAAGTTCGCTGAGGATGTTGTCCACTCCGGCAACGATCTCCTCCTCAACAGACAGTTGAACAGCATCGAGTGCTGTCCCATTGAGTTCATACTTGGAGTCGTAGAACTTGGAGTCATTGAACTCAGCGGCGTTCAGTGCAACCTGAACAATCTTCTCCCAATCGTCTTTAACATCGGGGGGGATGAAGTAAGCATCCTTCCCGTCAATCTTGATCCCACCAAGTCGAAGAACTTCTTTGACCATGATAGTTTTCACGGCTCTTGCGCCGATGCTTTTTTGATAGCTGTGATAGGTAGACTGAATCTTATTCATTGCCCCATCGCCGGGACAGTGCGGCCCCTCAGCAACCAGATCGTCACCATCCTCAGGAACTCGAATGGTAAACATAGAGTCATGAGAGTTCTGGTCAGCACCACGAACTTCACGAAAGACATGACGACCAGACCTGCCAGCAAGTGGTCGAACTAAGTAGTGAATGGGAGGCTTGGTCAGGTACTGACAAACATCAGTCAGAGCAAGTTGCAAACACTCCAGACTGCTGCGTTGCTCTGGTACATATGGTGGCTGAGACGACAGTTGAGACAGTCCATTGAGCAGTCGGTCTGGGTCAGTAGCTCTGCTGCAAGAGAACCATAATTCGTATCCTGCTTTATCAATAACATTCATGGTAAGTATTCCATTAGTAAGAGAAACAAATTGCTGGTTGCCGTTTGTCGGCAATGGTGTAGCGAACGGTGGTGGCACTCGGCTCCGAGGGTAACTACCCAACGTAAACCAAAGGCATCCAGTCAGGTGGAGTTTGCCATAAACGAACTTCTTCTGGCTGGGTTACACAACTGATAACAGGAACCCTGTTCTTATCAGGCCACTCAGTTCCACCGTCAGTAACAAGAATCAGAAGATCAGGAAGCTTGCTGGCTGGCTCTGAAAGCAAAGTGTTGACCACCTCGTCCATTCGAGTGCCACCACCTCCAGTCAGCTTGACTTGACTGGCGTTCTTGATGCTGGACTGATCTGATGAGATCTGAGTGTCAGCACCAACAACACGAACCTCGTCGAGCTTCATCCCCTTGAGGGCAAGATCAACCATCCCAAGACCAAGCTCCCGTTCTCTCTTGGTCATGCTTGCTGAAGTGTCAACGACAACTGTGACCTTAGGGGTGGGGTCAACGTGACTAGGCTTGATGAAAGGGTCGCCAATCTGCTGCCTGCGAGAGACTCTACGATAGGTAGGCTGGCTGGTTCCACGGCGAAACTTAGTGACGTTCCTAGCGATTGCCATACGAAGCAACTGCTCTGGTCGAATCTTGGGTTTCTCTAGTGAATCTTGAACCATAGCGAAGTCACCACAACCAGACCTACCCATGCTCTTGAGTCCCTCGCCCAGCTTAGACCGGAGCTTCTCAAGTTCACCGTCAGTAGGTCCGTCTGGCCTAGAGTTGATGTCGTCATCACTGAACTCATCTTGCCAATCACGTTCCTTTCCGTCTTGGATTTCGCCACCACCGCCCCGCCCTGTATCATTTACTGGACCCTTATGTTCTTCTGGTCCATCTGGTCCATCTGGTGGAGGCGGTGGCTCTTGTCCGCTTTCAAGCAGCAGCCCGTAGTATTCCTCAGAGCAAAGACCTTGAGGCAACGGGTTTCCGTCAACGTCTGTGGTGTTGTCACAGCATGGGGCATGAGGTGGAACCTCTTGTCCGTAGGTCTTGAGGAACTCCACAGCACTGATCCGTGTAGATTTCTTCCACGCTTCGACAGAACTGGGGTCGTCGCCCAAGAAAGATCCTCTGCTTCCGTGACTGAGAAAGCCATGTGCAATAGCCATCTTCTGCTCAAATGAAACCTCATCAACAGACATAGCATCCATGACCTCTGGGTCATAGTAGAAGCGTAGTCTCTGGTCAGCACCGACAGTGCCGATACCCTCTTTCTCTCTGGGCGAGAGCCGAAGCAGCATGGTGGCGATCTGTGGGAGATCAACACATGATTGCTTGAGAGCTACGGTAAACTTTGTTCTAGCGTCCATCATCATTCCTAGTAAGAGAAAGGTCACACTGCTGCTGTCCACTAGCTACGAGCTAGTGAACAGCTACGGAGTTACCTCACCATGAGGATTCTTAAATACCAAAGGGCAAGCCAGAAGATTGACTCGCAGAAAATAATAGTTAGAAGTCGCCGCATTAGACGGTCACAGCTTGCTTAGGTCGTGAAGCACCAACCGTGTCCCAGAGGAGATGGGATCGTCGCATGGGCTTGTAGCTCTGTGGCTTGAGCTTGACAAACCTACCAACAAAAGCAGTGCCAGCTTCACGGTTCTCGGCAAAGACATGCTCACAGAAGTCCAAGCACTTCTCGAAGTTTTCTTCTGCGTTCTCAGGCTCTTTGGTGATGAGTCTTGCAGCGTGGCAGTAGACGCCACCAACGAGAGAAGCCGCAGTGTCGAACTGAGGTGGCAAGTGAAGCATCGAAGGGTTGTTGAACAGCACCTCAGATGGAGGGAAGCCAGCCGACTCTACCCAACTGAAGAACTCAAGAGCTGGACCCTCACCAACAAACCCAGACAGGATCTTCTTGGCAGTGTCTTGACCAGCACTAACAGCCTCGGCAGCACCAAGGCAAACAGCACCACGTTCCCAAGATCTAGGTGAACGCCAAGGCAAAGCTCTCTCTGCATCAGTCTTAGGGAACACGTTAGCCCAGTCAAAGTGACCCGGCTTTTGTCGTCGGAATTGACCGACAAGAGCCTTCCACTTCTGTTTGTAACCAGACCAGTCACCCTCAAGAACGGGGAACTCAAGAGGAGGAAACTCACCCTGAGTCATGCCTTGTAGCCAAGCATCGTCGTCAAACTCCCAGTCAAGGACACACATCCTGTTAATCATCGGAGCAGAGAACTGGAATCCATCAGTGGCAACCTCCAAGCTGTTGGCAGTGGCGATTACGATGGACTTCTCAGGTGGATTGTTGAACCATAGCTCTTGGTTAGCTGCCATAACAGCAGGAGAACATTGATTCACCTCGTCCAAGTGAACGACAGTCTCTTGGTGCATGGCCCTAAGCAGAGTTTCTTGCTTGAGGTTGGACACACACTTGTAGACAGTGCCACCGATGTTGACCTCAGTGGGGCAAGGGTTGCCACCAGCATCTTCTGGCATGGACTGAGACAGGATGAACTGCTTGTAGTAGTATCCCAGTAGCTTGGCAAACGCCTCGACACTGACGGTCTTGGCAAGGCCGGGATTACCGTAGGCAACCGGGATAGAACCACTCTTGGCTTGAGCGACAATCCAAAGAGCCTCGTTGAGAATCTTTCGTTTTGATTGTTTGTTGAACATGGTTAAGTAAAACTCCGTGAGAGAAACAATTAAGCAATGACGAGCAACTGCTGCCCGGCAATGGTGTAGCGATTGGTGGCGGCGTTCGCCCCAAGGTAGATGTTGTTACTGACAAGAAAGGTCAGTCTTTTTTTCGTTTAGTAAATAACTTTCCGCACTTACCGCACTTGGAAAGACACTCATTCTCAGATGGATCTTTGATTGCAGATCCAGCGTAGGCTCCTGCTTCAGTAGAGTGCGCTTCATCTCCAAGAGAGTTGACACCGCACTCAGTGCAAGTCATCTGCTGCCTGAGTTCAGGAGTGTGGTAGAGGTGCATACCTATTCGTTTCATTTAGGTTTCCTGTGATTTCAGTTGAGGTTCAAGAGTCGGCTGTCCACAATCATGCTTCCACTAGAGTCCACCCCCTGAGTTTCATGTAGAGTTCCTGAGCTTCGTGTACTTCGGTGCAAGCAGAGACAACCCTTGCATAGTCATCTTTGGGATATGCCATGACTGACGTAGAACGAATCAGGTTGTAATTGATCTCCCCATAGGACGATGGAAGATGATCGGCACACCACTTGGAGAACGTATCGAGCCAAGTTTGTGGCAAGGCGTAGTCAAACGTCACTTCCATTCCCTTGAACAAATCCCCCTTGCTGGTTGGACTTGACTTGATTTCTTTAATTGACTTTCTTTTAATCCCGAATGTCTTGTTTCTGTTTTCCACTTCAGTTTCCTTTCGAGTACCAGATTGATTCTCTGTCTGAGTAATGAGACTGCTGGGATTGACTCCCTCCCCATCTCTCGTTGATCTCATCGCAGAGATTGGACAGTTCGCCCATCTTTTGTATTGATTCCTGAAGGGGTCTGACTTCCTTCTGTTGTTGTTTCCTTATCTCCCTCCTCCTTGCCTTCTGTCCGTAGTAGAATCCCCAGAGATTGTGAACAACCAGAGTTGCGATCAAGATAATCTGATAGTGAGAGCTTCCTTGCTCTTGTTGCCGAAGCAAAGTCAAGAGGGCGGTGGAAGCCAAGAGTAACAGCACTGAGACTGTCATGGCGGCTCCTTAGAGTTTGATTATGCCTGAGGACTGACTGTGACTCCGGTGAGTCTAAGACAGCAAGCCGTCAGGCTATGTAAGATGTCAACTCAAGTTGACAAGTGGACCGACAGGAATCGAACCTGTCTTGAAGTCACCAGACAATCCAAGGGGAGGGTGGTCGCAGTGTCTTAGAAGCCAAGGCAGTCAAAGACATCGTGGTTGTCCTCAGACTGTGTTGTCTGAGTCTGCACTTGAGGCTGAGTCTGCACTTGAGGCTGAGTCTGCACTTGAGGCTGAGTGACAGTCTCTGGGACGATGTTGTCGAAACAGAGATCGTCACCCTGAGTTTTCTTGGTCTTGGTTTTGGCCTCGGTTTGGGTATTAGCTGCACCCTCTGGAGGTCTGGCTTCACCAAAGGCAACGTCGAAGCCTTTCTTAGTGTGTTCCACTGACTCCTTCAGCATCTCCTTCAAGAGAGGACCACTCTCTCGCAGTCCCTTTTGGAACCCAGCAAGACGCTTAGCACTGAAGAACCCCATTTTCTTCTCGTTGAGGTAGACCATGAAGCCATAGACCTTCTCACCTTCTTTGGTCTGGACAGTGTGAGACTTGATCTTGATACCTTCTACAGTGATGTCTTTAAGTTGATTACTCATAACTGATTACTATTCCTAATAGTGAAAGAAAATTAAACTGTTTTGTAACTGCCGTTTGTCGGCAATGGTGTAGCGAATGGCGGCGGCATTGGCCTCTAAAGGACTTGCTGACTTTCATTGTATTTGTTGAAAGTAATTATCCTTTCTACCCTTCTTACCTCCTTATCTATCTTCTGTTTCTGAGAGAGCAGTCTCTTGAATCCAGAGCTATCTAAGGTGGTACACTTCTCTGTCAGAGTCTTGATAGCTTCCGACTGAAACTTCCTAAGAAACAACAGATAATTCTCTGGGTCTGCTGGAGTCTTGAAGAACTTTATTTGTGGTAACATTAGTCTTGAATGGTTGGTGGTTGGTGGTCGGCAGTGGTGTAGCGAACAGCAGCGGCGTTCGGCTCTAAGAAAGAAAGGACACAGCCTATTAGTTAGACTGTGTCCTTGGTGAGAGACTGTATTAGTCTTATTTACTGAGGATTGCCTTAGACTCTGGGTCAGACCAGATGAGAGTGTTCAAGGTGATAGAGCTGATTACAGAATCCTTGACTCTGCCATAAGACCGGCTCTCAAGAGGGAACTTGGTAGCGTCTGTCTTACCTTGGATTAGCTTGGCTTTTCTCATGAACTGAGCCATGAACCGCTGTCTCTCTGTAGTAGTAGCAGTAGGCCATTCCACAAGACTCTTGAGCATGATGAACCTAGCTAGATGCTGCCGTCTGTAGAGAGTGAACCCAGACTGAGAAGTGTCAGACCGTTCGTTGATCTTGGTAGATACGTTCTCAGGACTGTCTAGGAAACACAGTCTGGTCAGTAGATCGGTGAACTCAGCTTTCCTCTCAAGAGGTGGCTTCTCGTTCTCCTCAGCAATCTTACGAGGGTCTTGGTCTGAGGCTGGAACCTTGTACCAATACTCCTCAGTCTCCTGTCTCTGAGCCTTGATTGCTTTCTTGACATCTCCAGTAGACTCACCAACATCCCAAGAGTTGACCCTACGTTTCATAGCTAGACAGTCGAACTCTTTCTGCCAACCTATAGGGAAGCACCGATGCTCTCTGAGGTAGCCGCCAAGACTCTTGAGCTTATCAACGTCAATCTCCATGAGAGCCAAGGCACAGTCTGAGAGCCAAGCACTAAGGCTCTTGGTAGGTTTGTTTCTGGATTTCTCTAAGAGGTACTGAACAGCAGGCCAGATCCTAGACACAATCTCTGTCTTATCGTCTGGCATAACCTCAGGGAAGTCAGTCACCTCACTGTCTGGTAAGACCGGAGAGTTGTCCTCAATGGAGTGTGTAACTCGACCATTCTCTGTAGTGACAGTGAACGTCAGGTCTGAAAGACCCACTGGATCAACGTCTGGCAGAGACTCTGACATCCATTCTGGTAGATCCTGACCCCTAGAGCCGTCCAACTGTTCCTGTTCATAGAGCCACTCCGAGGACTGATCCTCTGTCAGACTAGACGTAGTAGGAAACTCATTCTTCCGTAACCAGAACTGCACCTCAGAGTGATTCCGCCAACCAGTCTTGTAGACTATTGGAGTGACGTTCCTACAACTGTTGAGATTCTTCTGGGTAGACCAGTAGGTAACTCTTGTTTCAACACAACTCCAAGAGGTGCTGAACAACTCCAAGAGCTGCTTTCTGGATTCGTGTCTTTCTTCTGGTGACATACTTGTATTCATGGTTAATCCTTATAGTGAGAAACAGCGATTTGCCGTCACTGGTGTAGCGATTCGAACCGGCATTGGCTCTTAGAAAAAAAGCTATGTAGTGACGTTGGTACATAAAAAAAGCTCTACACCTTGAAGATGTAGAGCTAAGTTGACTTGGGTTGTTCTTAGAGTTGTGAAGAGACTCTCCTACATGCTCTTCCAGCCTCTTTAGCACGGTCTACGACGACTCCCATTCCTTCAGCGTATTTGTAGAGAGTGACTAGGTCATGGAGAGCCTGTTCCGCTTTCTGGAGAGCTTCATAGACATCTGACGTAGTTTTCATCTCCCTTTCATGTTCTGCCAGATTGTGTTTATCGTTCTCGTCAGTGGGAACACGGTAGTCTAAGGGGGTGGTTGTCGTCCTGACTGACTTGCTGTTTTCTTTGGGTAGTGACATTGTGTATCTCTCTAGTAGTGTTGAGTTGAAACGAAAAAAGACCCTCAGAGCCGAAGCTCCAAGGGTCTTAGGTGGTTAGTAGTAGTGTTGAGTCTTAGCTGCTGAATCCATCAAGAGCGTCAAACGGATTGTCTGGAACGATCACCTCTGGTTTAGCCTCAACCACTGGCTCTGGTTTAGTCTCAACCACTGGTTTAGTCTCAACCTTAGAGGTTTGGTTGACCACTGGACGCCAACCATTCTGAGTGATGATGTTGACCCAGAGCTTGTACTTAGTGTTACCCCGAAGAGCATCGGTTCCATCTTGGTTTCTTGGGTTGACGTTCTTGATTTCACAACCAACAGAGTGTATCTGTTTCGCTCTGACCAACATCTTCTCCATGACAGGGTAAAACTCTGGGAAACCCTTGAATACAACTCTGGATTGCTTTTCGTTCAACCAGAGATCGCTAGTAGCGTTTGATCCCTTCTTGGTTCTGAGGAAGAACCCACAAGTCATGTTCCCCCTCTTGGTTGTCCAGACTCCAAGTTTGGCTGACATTCCGTTACCAAGATCGACTGGTTTGACTTCCGTACCGACTACTACTGGTTTGATTTCTTGTGACATAACTAGCTTCTTCCGTTGTTTCGGATTGTGAATTTCGCTGCGACAACTGCTGCCGAGCTTCACAACGGCTTCGCCGTAATGCAGGCGGAATGTACTAGTAGTAGTTACTACTAGTGTTAATAAGCTAGAATAGGAACCCTTACTAGCTACATAACTCCTTTCCTCTCTTCGGTTTAGCTAAGGAAGGGGGGGGTGGATGACCCTACTGTACTTCTCTATTACATATATATCCCACCCGGAGTTTTTGAATGACCCCAGTGCCAAAAGGCTGAGACGCTCTCTCACGCACGCAAGAGAAAAGATGAGTGATGAGCCACGCTAGCTACTGAACGCCCGTACAGTGGACAGGAGACGGCTCATGTGGGACGCTGTGCTTTCTCTGCTCCTTAGTAGAGAGAAACAGAGCCACCTTGCTGATTCGTCGGCAGGGTGGTTTTTTTATACCTAGATGCATATCGCAAGTATTTGCATCTAAATTGCATTTGCTTGCATTTTATGCAGGGCATCTCGGCTCGCGGGGTCGCACTGAGAGATTAGCCAGCCATGAGTGACCGATGGTGTCAATCGGTTCACTATTTTCAATGCTGTCATTGCCGCTACAGTAAAGGCGGCTGACCGGAAGAAGGAGTGCGAGTCCCTCTTCCGATCATCTACAAGCCGATCCATATACAGGATGGAACGAACATGCAGACTGCCGCAGGAATCGTGGAAGATTCACGCACATATACCCTTTCTGGACTTGCTGAGTCCCTTGGGTACAAGCAACCACGCAGTGTGGAGAGGTTGTTGAGAGAGATCGAGTGTCCAGTCGTAGTGCTGGGTAACAAGAAACTCGTATCTGGACGACAATTTAGACTCGCAGTGGAGGGAAGGTTGGCATGTTTGCCCACATCCAGCGGTGGACGTTGATCCGCCGAGAGGGAGCAACCATCTATCAGCTTCGATATACGCTGAAAGATGGAACGGTCAGGGAACGATCTACAAGAGAATCGGTAAAGCGTAACGCCGAGAGGCGAGCTTTGGAGATTCTGAGGAAAGTTGACGAAGACGGTGCGCTCGAAATCTATGGATGGGACGAATTTTGTGCGAGATATGAGGCTGAGTACCTTGGTAACAGCCCCGCGAAGACAGTCGAAGCGTTCCGAACAGCGGTTACGAGGTTCAACAACCTCTGTCCTGTCCGGTTTGTGGGTGACATCACTAGCAAGGTTCTGGTTACGTTTGCTGTTCGGCTTCGTGCTGAAGGTAAATCGGAGGCCACGATCCAATCTTACCGCGATCACATCATGGCATCGCTTGGTTGGGCCGAGCGTGTGGAGGTGATTGCAAGGAAACCGAACCCTCCGCGACTCAGGAGAGTGCCTACTGGTACTCGCGGTCGTGCAATCACGCCTGAAGAGTTCGAGCGTATGTGTGGCGAGCTGCCTAATGTGGTCGGTGAACACGCGCCAAGATGGAAATGGAACCTCGAAGCGATGTGGCTGAGCGGTTTCCGGTTGGGTGAAACGGTTAGCACCTACTGGGAACCGACCATTGGTGGTCATCACATCATTGGGATCGACACTGAGAGGCCGAAGATTCACATTTCGGCTGAGGCTGAGAAGGCGTTTCGCAATCGAGTGCTTCCGATGACACCAGACTTCGCCGCTCACTTGCGGGCGATACCTGCGAACAGGCGTAACGGGAGCGTATTCAAGTGGCCGTTGTCCCGTGGGTACACGACGAACCTGAAGACGATTGGAAAACGCATTAGCTGGTGTGGCAAACGCGCTAAGATCGTGGTTGGTAAAAATAAATTTGCATCCGCACATGACCTACGCCGCTCCTTTGGGAGCCGTTGGGCATTGAAGGTTCAGCCATTTGTTTTGAAAACCTTAATGAGACACAGTTCGGTAACAACAACTGAGCGTTATTACGTCACAATCCAAGCTGATAGTGTTGCTGATGTTTTATATGGAGCGGAGGACACGGGACTCGAACCCGCAGCCCCTTGCGGGGTAATTCAGTTCCAGTGAATCTGCTCACCAATTCGCTTATCCTCCGAGACCCAGTGCTTTTGCAAGCATTGGGTTTTTTTATTTTCTTCCCATTCGCCTGTTGACTCTGATACCTGCACCCTTATGTTTGTTGCAAGTGCGGTTTGTGGTGTGTGATGTTTTTCGTCACAGTCTTTATCGCGGCTTTGGATCTCAGTCACCTGAGTTCCAGTGAGGCAACCCTGCTGTTTAGATGCGCTGGGGTGCTTTTTAGCTGCGTTTGATGTTCGCCACATCCCCACTTGAACAGAGTTAGCTGGGGGAAAGCTAACCAATAGTGAGGATACAGGTGAGGATGCCGTGGTATCGGAACAGCAGCGACAGTTAGTTCTCGTCAACACTGCTTACCGCAATGCCCAATGGCGACTCACATCGACGGGGAGCGTCACGGAATTGTTTGAGTTGCTGAAGAATGATGCGGTCGCCAAGTGTGACCAGCACTCTATTAGCTGGTTCAGAGGTAAGTCCATCGGGCATATCGAACACCGGCACAATCTTGAGGGTTCTCCTCTCCTATCCGCACTCGGTTTGCACCCAGTAGATGTTTTCGTGCAGGTCACTGTCTGTAACGACCTCGTTCTGATGGTCGACCAGCAAGTGGTCGCAAGTGATGGATCAATCTTTTCGCGAAACGAATGTCGAGCCACCGACCTTTCTCGGTTTCCTACGCCCGCGCAGATCAAGGAGAGGTGCAGAAACATACGCCTCGCCAAGCCTCGCACGGACTACATGGATGAATGGACGGGTTTGGATGGGGGTGGCATTCGAGAAATCAAATTAAAGGAGGTGTTTGGATGCTCGTTTTGAGCAGACGGGGCGGCGAGGGATTAGCTCTCACGTTGCCAGATGGAACCGTTGTTCGGCTTTTCGTCGAACCAAGCGGTCAGGGGAAGGTTAAGTGTGTCATCGACGCACCACCAAACGTGCGAGTTGATCGACTTGCAGATACAGGAAAGAGAACGAAACGCAACAGAAGGAGTGGAGCGGGATGGATAACCAAGAGTATCACGCGCTGAAGAGAGTGCAGACATCTAGTCTGAAGATGCTGAAGAGCAACCCTCGCAAGTATCAGGCTTGCTACGTCACCGGGGAGCAGCCAAAGCCGGATCTTTCGGATAAGCGGGCTGTCATTATCGGGGACATGGTCCACCAAGCCTTGCTTGAAAAGAGGGATGTGTCTGAGGTCATCGTTCCTTACCCGATGGATTGCTTGGGTGTGGGGGACAGGCTGAAGCCAAAGCCCGCGAAAGAGTTCCGCGAGCTAATGAAGTCTCAGGGAAAGGTCGCAGTCAAGGAAGATGAATACAAGCGAGTGTTCTCTATCTGCAACGCAGTCCTTCACCACGACCTTGGAAAGCTCATCGGTCGCGACGACATCGTGTTTGAGGAAGCCATCTTCTGGACGGACATGGGGACAGGGCTGGATTGCAAAGCAAAGCCAGACTTCATGTATGAAGCCGAGGACAGTGTCATCTGCTACGACCTCAAAGTAAGCGAAGGCATCTCACCCAGTAACTGGGGACGGATAGCTAAGCGACTTGGGTACTGGTTACAGGACGCACACTACTCCAGTGGACTGGCCCACATCACCGGAAAGCCTGTGAAGTTCCAGTTCTGGGTAGTTGAGAGCGTTTGGCCCTTCCGAATCGCCCAGTACGAATGGGACCAGATCAGCCGCGAGAGAGCGAGCGAAGCATACGTTCGCCTGCTCAATGAATTGAAAAGACGAACCGACGAGAACGACTGGAGCGAGGACTGGGAGTCCTCGCCAACTTATTTGACCTTGGACCCGTGGGATGTGGGTGTTGACGAGGAAGGCGAACTGGAGGGGTTTGATGAATAAAAAACCAAACGGGGAAGTGTTTGAGGGGAGAAGTTCGGAGATGAAGGAGTCTCCGTGGTTGGCGAGCGAGGACTTGCTTGATGTCGGTGATGTCAAAGTCAAAGTCGTTCGCTGTCACCGCTACAAGGATGTCGAGTTTGACAAGGGTAGGAAGGAACCGACTGTCTACACGCTTGAGTTTGAGAAGAAGCAAAAGCAGTTGGTTCTTAACAACACCAACAGGAAAACGATGGTAGCGAAGTTCGGGACGGACGTTCGCGAATGGGCGGGTAAGACCGTCACTCTCTATGTAGACAACAAGGTGCGGTTCGCGGGTCGAACCGTTTGTGGAATCAGAATCAAATAAGGATCTAAAGATGGAACTTGAAGTAACGGAAGCAGACAAGACTCGCCTTGAGAATCTGGAGAAGATCGTCGAACACGGTCGCAAGAAGCAAAGGGAAGGCTACGCTGCACTAAAAGAGATCAGAGACAGCAGGCTCTACATATCTGTTGGGTACACCAACTTTGAGTCGTACTGCAAAGAGAAGTGGCAAATCAGTAGGCAGAGGGTTCACCAGATAATTGACTTTGTCGATATGGCGAAAAGGCTGTCTCAGAACATTGACGTAAGCGATCTTCACGAAGCTTCTGTTAGACCGCTTATCGGAATGGATGATTCGTCTGCTGCTGAAGTCATCGAGAAAGCGCGTGACATGGCAGCGGACGAGGGAAAACAAGTCGTCACAACATCGCTTATGAAGAAGGCAGTCAAGGAAGTCTCTTCTCCAGCACCGACCCCCAAGATGTCAACTCAAGTTGACACTCCTGAATCCAGCCCCTCAAGCGAACCAGTGACTGGCGACGAGGCAAAGCAGTGTGCAAGGCGGGCTTTGGAGGCTCTTGCCAAGTTCAAAAAGAACGCAGGTCAGCTTGGGCTGATCGGGAAAGAGTTCGACCGGATGCTCAATCTCATCGAAGACAGATTGGAGCAGATATGAAACTAACAGCTTGGCCGCATCAAGACAGGATTCACCGCGACTGCCAAGTAATGTGGGCGAAGAAGTGTAAGCGGTGGTGTGTTGTCGCTCCCTGTGGAGCAGGCAAGACGCTGATGATGAGACGAATCATCGAGGGTGCGTTGAAGAACAACCTGAAGGTGGCGGTGTACTCCGTTCGCATCCAGAATACGAAGCAGCTTATGGACATGCTAGAGGAGTCGGGGATTAGGTATGGGGGGATCGCAGCAGCTTTCAAGTCGAAGAAAGACTTCTTTGCAAAAGTTCAGGTGTGCCAACTTCAGACAGTAGCAGCCCGGTCTGGTGCAGTGTTCGACGCTGACATAGTCATTGTTGATGAAGCGCATCAGATGGTGAGCAAGCAGGCTCAAGAAGTGTTTGATGCTCACCGCACGAATGGATGCAAGGCAATCATTGGTTATACCGCAACACCTGTGGGACTCTCTGCTAGCTATGACGAACTGGTTCAGGGGCCAACATTTCAAGAGCTTCTTGATTGCAAGGCTCACTTGCCAGCAAAGGTCTTTGTTCCAGAGATACCAGCTTGCGTAGCTCGCAATGATCGCGATGTAATGAAGATACAGTCGTCGGGCGAAATATCAGCGGCTATCGACGCAAAGATAAATCACATCGAGTCAATCCACGGACGGGTGTACGACGAATGGAAACGTCTAAATCCTGAAGCCCTACCCGCAGTTCTGTTCGCACCGGATGTGAGCAGTGCGGTTGGGTACGTCTACAAGTTCATGCAGCGGGGAGTACGAACCGCATCCATCGACGGATCGAGGGTTGTCATGTGCAGAGCGGACTTCAGTGGTGTGGACGAGTACGACTCTACTGTCGATGCTCGTCAGGAGGTGATTGATGGTTCCAAGGATGGAACTTTCAAGATCGTTCACAATCGGTTTGTACTTCGCGAGAGTGTCAACATGCCGTGGCTATATCACGCGATCATCTGCTCGACGATGGCAGGACTCTCGACTTACCTCCAGTCGGTAGGCAGGGTACTTCGTTATCACTCGAACTACGACCATGTGATTATTCAGGATCACTCTGGAAGCACAGATCGCCACGATTTTCCATTTGTGGATCGCGATTGGGAGCTTGGCTGCACGAACAACTCGATGCAGAAGGATCTCAGGAAACGCAGGCAAGAAGCGAAGGGTTCAGGTTTGGAACCAATCGTTTGTCCAAAGTGCGGCGCAGCTAGGACAGGTGGTGGTGTTTGCTTCGAGTGCGGACACAAGCACAACCGCAGTGTACGCATGGTCCGAGAGATTGATGGCAAGCTCACTGAGCGAAAAGTGGGTCGTCTCACGAAGCACAAGCGTCGAAAACGATTCGATGACATCGTTCGTCAGAAGCTCTATGCGTTCCGAAACGGGCAGGGACAAGGGACCATCAAGCTTGCCTACAAGCAGGCTGAGCGTCAGGCCCGCATAGAGGGCGTAAAGGTCTTGAAGCCGCACGAAATATCAAGCGTTCAGCTTCCGACTCGCGGCTCAGACTGGGGGCGGACAGTCAAGGACTACTACGCAGGGAGGCGAATATGAACACGGAAGTCAATGAAGGCTTTTTGCTCCAGTGCATTAAGGATTGCAGGACGCTAGGTGCGTTGGAGTTTCTCGGTCAGGTTTTGCGTGTGCAGTCGCTCAACAAGCTTCCTCACACGCTTGATGAAGAGTTTATGGATTCGTGTCGCTCTGCATACGAAGAGCGGCTTTCACACTTTAGGAGAGATGATGAAGGATTACGACAACAACATGCGGGGAGTTCTGTTCAAGAACGACAAGGCGACCGACGAGAACAAGCAGCCTCAGTACCGGGGGAACTGCGAGATCGACGGCAAGGAATACTCGATCTCCAGTTGGATCAAGACGGCGAAGTCGGGGATGAAGTTTATGAGCTTGAGCTTTGAGGTGAAGGATGCTGCACCTCAGTCAGCATCGACTGCCTCGGCAGATGCAGACGCACCTTTCTAGGTGTTTGGGGTAATGGAACGGCACTTCGCGGTGACCAACGCAGCAGCTCGCTGTGCATCGCTACCGAGCGGGTTCGACTCCCGCACCCCCTTTAGGCTTTGGAGGATGTGCCTTGAACATCTGAGGGAAAGTGATAGCACCCCTCTCGTTGCGTCTGGCTCCGAACCAGCAAAACGAAGCTCCCTGCCAGTATCTGTCGATGCTGGATAGCGGAGCGTTACGTCTTCACCAAACCAGCAACATTACTAATAGGTTACTTATGAGCAGAACAACTGAACAGATGAAAGCAGCAAGACACTTTAGGATGGAGTGCATCTTGTTAGGGATGGCGATGGCTCGCGACATTGACCGGCAGCTAATTTTGGATTCGATCAACGAAGACGAGCTACAGTCCGAGTTGATAGGCAAGTGCATCAAGGCAGTGAAGACCAAAGATGCGGTGGACATTGCAGAGTGTCGTCGCGTGTTTGCGGGGTGGGGTGTTAAGGTAGGTGCAAGTGTTTCCGAGAGCCTTATCGCAACTGTCAATTTGAATAACGCACAAAGAAAGTTGTCTGATGCAGTGGATCAGGCAACGATACATCAGCTTGGAGGTGATGTAAGCACTGCCATCGAGAAGGTTGAGATTTGCCTTGCGAGACTAAAAGACATGCAACAGGAAGTCGAACAGAACGGGGTGTCAGCATGAAGCCAATAATAAGAGAGGCAAAAGTCGAGGGCCACAAAGATTGGCCTAAGTGGATGGTGATGGGAAGCGTCACTATGGCAGAGGCTGCAAGACGAATGGCGATCTGGAAGTACAACTTCAGCAAAGAAAAAAAGACCCCTAGAACTCTGCGAATACTTGTCCGCGATCAGGACGGAAGTGGAAAGGAGTTTCCTTTCGATGTGGAAGCGAAGGTCACGTTCAATGTCACATGTCTACGAGGGGATGAGTAATGGGTGGTAGTGCAAGCAAGCGCAAGGGAAACGGATATGAGCGAGAACTGGTCAAGCAGGCCGAGGCATCCGGCCTAGAGGCTAAGCGGGCTTGGGGGTCGGACGGTCGTTCGATGGGTATGCATGAGGAAGTTGATTGCCTAGTGAACGGCCAGAAGGTGCAGGCGAAACGGCGAAAGTCAATCGCCAAGTTCCTGAAACCAACAGAGCATGTTGATGTTGTTGTCTTCAGGGAGGACGGTGGCACATCTCTTGTTTTGATTGATTGGTTTGACTGGCTCGACCAGCAGAAAGAAATGGCGAATCTCAAGCAGAGGGTCCATCTACTTGAGAGAGCCATCATCGAACAAGCCGGGGGAGGTGAGTGATGATCGCAGTCTGGATGTTAATCATCGGGGCCATGATGATCGCTGTAGCCTTGCTTCTCATATCACGGAGGGGATGGTGAACGGCAAAGGCGATGCGCCACGACCAGTAGATAAAAACAAGTTTGATTCTAACTACGACGAGATCAGATGGAATGACAGACGCTCAGTCGATTGCAAGAGTTGTACGGTCGGTTGTGGATACTTTCAAGAGACGGGGATGGTCTGTTTCCCAAGGCAGGAGCAACAAGAGCCTGAGCAGATACGTCTACGCGAAGAAGGACAAGAGGTCGCTAAAGATCAGAGTGAGCGACCACAGGCCGAGCAAAAAGAGAGCAAGTGACATCAACCTGTACCCCAAGACGTATCGCCAGCGTAGGCTCGCAAGATACCTAGACGCACGAAAGCATGGGGCTAGGCTCAGAAGAAAAAGGCCACGCTAGTCTTCTTTCGGAACTAAGATGTCAACATTCTCGATACACGATCTTAGGATTGTGTATGTGTTCGTATTGTGATCGCACTTCCTACGTTTGTTTGCGTAGCACCAAGCTCCGACGATGATAGATCGTGATGTCACTTGAATCACCCTACCGAATACTGTGAATTTCTCAGCTTTGGAAACCTTTGGTGACTCAACATGATCTAAGAATGTCACCGCAACGATGTCGTTCGTTTTCATTTCAAATCCTTTGCAAGTTTATCGGGCATTGGTTCAAAGTATGCAGTGTGTCCGTCCACTACCACTGAGCATCCCAATATGCTTTTTTGGTTGTACTTTCTTCCGTACTCGAAATGGAGGCTTTTGTCGTCAACCCCACATCCAGTCTGGCATCCAAATATGCGATGCTTGCTGTTTGCCATGTACTCAACGCCGCCTTGCTGATGAAGGTGTCCCTGAACTAGAGATACATGTTCGCAGGCAGCATTGCTGAGTGCAGCCATGCGACCGCCCTTTCCTTTGTCTCCGTGACGGTACAGGACTCCGTCGATCTTTAGGTCAGTGTAGCGAGGGTGTGCTTTCCATTTCACACTCCAGATATGCCCCGGCTTTCTCAGGTAGTCATGGGGAAGTCCAACTTCGTCCGCCCATCTCCAAGGCAGGATGTCATGGTTTCCCAGTAGCCAGTCAGCTTTTGGAAAGAAGCCAGTCAGCTTAGCAACCTGTTCCTGTGCTTTCTCTTTCTCTCGGACAGGGTTCTTTAGCTTGGGGTTCTTCTTGTGAAAGTTGAGTGCCAAGTTGTCAACTAGATCCCCGATGTGAACGACTCGCTCGCATTGCCACTGGCTGTGAATTTCCGCTAACCACTCTGGGTAGCGAGGGTGCATAGCTGGGCAGTGGGTATCTCCGATAATTAGAACTCTCACATCAACCTCCGTGGCTTGTGTTAGGTGGAGTCTTGTTCGTCCAAGAAGTCAAGAGTCCATTTCACAGACGACATTCGCCTGCTCCCCACCTTTCGAGTCTTCAGTTTGATTCTACCGCTAGGAGTAGAAACTCCAAACAAGTACCAGTTGCGAACAGTAGACCTTGGTACGTCAATAATACCTTTCTTCTTGAGTGCCGCCCTTAGATCAGTCAGAGGCATCAACGCCTTTGTCTCGTCTTGCGTATCTTTCACCATCAAATTTCTTTTCCCGTTTTTGTGTATTCCAGTACAAAGCTGGCCGACACCCCCTGTTTAAGCTTGCTGTGCTTCAGATGTGTTTCAAACTGCGGTGATGTTGTTTTGAAACCGCAGCAAATGGAAAAGACAAATGCCATCTGACGACTCTGTTGAACTAAACGATACAGAGCAGGAAGCACTCGATGCAGCCGAGCAAGAGCTGGAAGCTCAGGATCAGCCTGCGCAAGATCAAGAAACACAACTCCCAGAAGAGCATTCCCCGTTAGCTCTTCAGGAGGAAGGCGACAGCGGCACGGAAGCCGCTGAAGCCGAACCAGCTTGGCAAACTGAACTTCAGAAGGCTGGACTGCAATCATTTGAAGATGCTGACAATGCTGTAAGGGCGTTGATTGAATCCAACCGGCAGCGAGATCAGCAGATAAACACATATGCTGACCAGCTAAAATTCTATCAACAGCAACTTCAGAGCCACAACACAACTGCTCCAGAGCCAGTTACACAAGAGCCTCAGAAGAAAGATCCGCTGAGCGAATTGGTTGATGGTTGGCAAGACCCTGCATGGGCAAATCAATACATCGAAGTTGATGAGGAGGGCAACAGGACGATTGCTGAGCATGTCGATGATGACACCAGAGACAAGATTCTGGGGATTGATCGCAAGCTTCGTCAGTGGCAAGAGGTGCTTCAAGATCCTCGGCAGTTCGCCGCCGCTGTAGACCAGCGTGTGGAGCAAATGATTCAGGAGAGGTTTGAGAGTTCCTACGAGCAGAAGCAAACACAGGCTCAAGAGAACGCTCAGGTTGATTCGTTTATCAATCAGAACGCAAGTTGGCTATACCAACAAGATCCAGCTACAGGGCAGTTTCTGAAAGATCCAATGTCGGGAGATTACATCTACAGCGACAGCGGACACCAATTCCTTCAGCACATGGATTCTTTTGCACAAGACGGTGTTTCGTCTGTGACAAAGCAGATCCAGTACGCACAGATGGCAATGGGCGGCGCAACTGCACAAGCAGCGGCTCCAGTTCAGCAGTCACAACAAGCACAGTCAACGGCGCAGCAGCAACGCTCTGCAATGCGTGGAAGAACCAATACAAGTCGAACTCGGCAGTCCTCCTTTAATGGTGTGACAGCAGAGAGCGGTGGCGATCCCACAGGTCGTCAACAGATGTCGTTCGGTGAGGAAACCCTTGCCGCCATGATGAGCGGCACAGAGTAGCCACAGTTTTTAGTAGTTCCACATTCGCAAGGAGGCTATCATGCCCAGTGGATTCCAGAATTTTGATCGGTTTGCTTGGGCGCGTTCCTTGCATACCACGATGCCAAAGCTCTTACGAGAAGTAGAAGATACGGCAAAGAAGAACTTCCAGATCATGGCATTGCTAGAGTCGGCAGGCCGAATCTCTACTGGTCATGGCGGTGAAGGCATCCAATGGCCGGTTCGCTACAAGAACCACAAGGCAGTTGGAGCAACAGGCGAGAACAGCAGGAACTTTACACCTACCAACCTGTTCAAGACTGCCAGCCTAGACTATCGCGGATACGAAGTTACGGATAGTATCAAGCGCCGCGAGATGGAAAAGAATAAAGGTGAGTCAGCGATCATCAAGGTTCTTGATGGTTTTGCAGAGCGACTGAAAGAGTCTCTCTTGCAGGAGCTTGCTCCTCAGTTCTATATCGACGGAGAAGATCCTGAGAACGAGCGTTTCTGGCACGGCTTCAAGACCTTGTCACGAACCAACGGCCAGACCCTCAACATTGATGGATCAGGCGCACGTTCAAAGAACGCTGCTGACAAAGCCGCTGCTCCTTCGGGGAGCTATGGTAACTTGTCGTGCGTACTTGGAACCTACGGTGGTTCTCAGGACAGTAGCGCACCTTGGCCTGAAGCGACCCAAGATGCTCAGTACGATTTCTGGTCGCCATTGGTGGTCCAGCGTGACAGCAGCTCGTTTGCTGGTACTGGTGGAGCGCAGCTTGAGAAAGCATTGCGTTACGGCATTACTCATGCCCAGCGTAACAGCACCATCGACGGTCAGATTACGAACGTGTTTATGGATCGCAACCTCTTCATTGATCTCAAGGATCATAACGATGGTCGCCAGACTATCGAAGTGAAGAACGCACCAGACTCGTTAATCTCACTTGGCTTTCGTAACGTCTTCCGTTTCGATGGCATCGAACTCGGTTTCGAGAACGCAGTTCCGGTTGGCTACGCATTCGGTATTAACCTTGCTTGCATGGAGCTGATGGGACTTACTTCCGGCGGACTGTTCGAGGATGAAGGTGGACCTCAGTACGACATCAATACCCAGAGTATGAATGCTGTCGTAAGTACCTTGAGTAACATCAAGTACAAGTCGCCTCGTAACTTCGTCGTTTGGAAACCAAATAGCGAAATCTAATTTTATCACCCCTGTAAAAAGGACTTAACACAATGCTAGATTCAGTAGCAGACTTTGGCTTGGGTGATACCATCCGAGGCCAAAACGATGATTCAGTTGACATCAACACTTCGTTGGATGGGCGTGAGTACACGTTCCCCGTGTCGGCAGATGTTGCAACAGCAGCAGGCATGAGCGGACGAGTTGTTGGTCGTCGAGTAACAGCTCGCATCTTGCGTAACAAAACTGGTGGCACTCTTGCTGCTGGTGAGATCATCCTCGTTGACATTGACGCAGGACACGCCGGTCTTGGAACCGCAGACGCTAAGTCTTCAGCAGGCGACCGCTGCTGCTTAGTTGTTGACCCAGCACTGGGTGCATCAACAGTTGCTGCAAACGACCTGTTTTATGCCATCGTCCGAGGCCCAAGCAAGGCTAAGCAACCTGCTAGTGCTGAGGACTTGGCTGCTGGCGATGTTATTAAAGCAGGAGCTTCAGGCCGACTGGCAGAGGCTGCTCTTGGTAGCGATCACGGACTCGTCTTGGGTACTGTTGTAAAAGCAGACTCAACCAACGATGCCTTGGTAGAGGTTGAACTTAACCCTGAATGGGTCTAGTTCAAAGCTCGTAGCAAATGAGTTATCAGCGGACGAGCCGCCACAATGGTTCGTCCGCTTTTTTTATGGGGCAACATGGATACGTCAGAAAGCACAGAACAAGATCCTATCGAAGCTGTGGTGAGCAACCCTCAGCATAAATACTGTACGTCATGTGGCATACGAAAGGATCTTGAAAGCTTTCATAGAGATGAAACAAAAGAAGGTGGGAGGCGAGATACTTGCAAGGATTGCAGGTCCAAGATAAACGAGCAAAAGAAACAAGACCGTTTAGATGCAAAGCTACGCCAGATTGAAGAAGAGGGGCTAGAGACACTGGGTGGCTTATCGTCGGGGGGGAGCTTCGACCCGCACATCAACGAGGTCTTTGAGGCGATGATGAAACCGTTCGGTGGAGTCAATGGGTGGGCGAAGCATTTGTTTGCAACATACTTGGCTTGTGATCCGGGCAGTCAAAAGCGTGTGAAGATTCACGACATGATGATGCAGCTTGCGGGTAAGGTGACAAAGCTTGGCTTGGCTGAGAGGCAGCTAGACATGATGGAGGAGCGAGACTTGCTCCAAGTGATGCGTCAGCATTTGGTTGAGTATCAGAAAGGAAATGAGCTGCCGCCTACAGCCATACCAACTCTTGATGGCGATGTGATAGACGCTGATGCTGTGGAGGTCAAAGATGACTGACTCGCCCGGAATGCCAGCAGATGCTCTCAAGGACATTGGACACAGCAGCTTCGCAAAAAAGAAAGCGTTTCGTGTCGCTGGCGAGATCGCCAAGAGGAGAATCGAAGCTCTAAATCTATACATCCCTCAGCCAACGCAAGACGAGTTCCATCGGTGTGATGCACCGGAGTGCATGTTGCAGGGCGGAAACAGAGGCGGCAAGTCACTGGCTGCTTTCGTTGAGGACGCAAGAGCTGTCTTAGGTAAAGACCCTTACGACAAGTACCCAAAGAGAGACGGTGTATTAGCAATCATCGGGTACAAAGAATCACATCTTGGGGGGGTAGTGTATCCGTACTTGTTCAAAGCAGGCGCATTCAAGATTATCCGTGACAAAGAGACGGACTTGTGGAGGGTCTACCGTCCTTGGGTTCCACAAGATGTTGCTAGAAAGAAGGAGGCTAAGCCAGCACCTCCTTTGATTCCTCCAAGAATGATTGAAAAGATCGTATGGAAGGACAGGGGCAAGAACGTATTCAGCAATGTGTTCCTGAAAACAGGATGGGAAATCAAAGCTTTTAGTTCACGCTCTAAGCCAGACCAAGGCTACAGTTGCGACCTACTGCACATTGATGAAGATATTCTCGATCCGAGGCACTACGAAGAAGCAGCCGGTCGTCTCATTGACAGGAGCGGTCGATTGATATGGTCTGCTCTTCCGCACGATGACAACGATGCAATCGCCAGACTTGCTGAGAGAGCGGATACACAGGCCGACGAGTTCACTAGAGGCGGTCCAAAGCCAACGACCATCGTGTATCGGATCTCAATGGAGGCGAACCCTTACCTTCCGGCAGAGGCTAAGAAAGCAGCAGTCGCTGGCTGGAAGAGCATGGGGGACGATGTCTACCGCAAGAGGGCTTTGGGTGAGCTGATAACGGACAGCGTCTTGATGTACCCAATGTGGAACAGATCGCTTCATGATGTGGATAGATATAGCGAGCAGATTCCTGAAGCCAACGAGTTCCTAAAGAATAGGAAGGTTCCTATTAACTGGTGTAGGCGTCTATCGGTTGACCCCGGACACGATACCGCAGCAGGAATCTTGATTGCTACGCCACCAAGTGGAACTTGGCACTTGGTTTTCGGAGAGATATATCTCAGGCAGTGTACGGCAAGGATGATTGCAAAAGCTCTGCATGATTCGACTGCGGGAACATGGTTCCAAACATTCTTGATTGACTCTCACGGTGGAAACCTGACCTCTATGGACACAGGCATATCTCCTCGCGAAGCATACGAGCGGGAGATGAAGGCACTTGATGTTCAGTGTATAGAAACAAAAAACAGATTCACGCCCGGCTGCTCTGTCATCGCCTACCGAGAAGAAATCACCAGAGGAATGTTGGCAGTTACAGGCGCGGGAAAGCCACAGATATTAGTAGACTTTAACGCATGTCCAAACTTAGATCGCGAAATGCGAAGGTTCCGAAAGAAGAAAGCCAATGGGGTCGTGACAGACACTGGCAACAGGCGAACTAACACCCACGCAATCGAGTGCCTTGAGTATTTAGCAACCTATGTAAATGACATAAGCGAGCCTTACATCAGACCGAAAGGAAAGAGAAAGGCTTTGACCGCAGGACAGAGGCGAGTGCGGGCATTTAAGAAGCGAATGAAAGACAGGCAAGAGGCCAAGAATCCGTTTGGTATTACCAGCACAATTATTCTCGGACCTCAAGGAACATACGATGGCTAAAAAAGCAGCACGACGAAAGCCCGCACCGAAGCCAGTAGAACCAGTGTCAACTCAAGTTGACATTGTGCCAAGCCCAGAGCCTCCCAAGGAATGGTCAATGCCACAGCCAGACCGTGGCGAGTGCGTTGTGATCTACCCGAGAGGGACCGTGTCAGCAAGGAACGCAGGCGTTGCGTTTGTTGTGTCCGCTGGCGAGAAGAGCATTGACTGTGTCTACATGAACAACGCCTACGGAGATTGCATCCATCGCGATGATCCGAGAATCAAGGCAGGCGCAGAGATACTAGATGAGATTGGCGGCATCTGGGAGTTTGCAGACGACCGTGTGCAGCAAAAGCTAAGAGAGCTTGAAGAACGAATCAATCAGCTTGAGGGTTAATCATGGACGAATATCAGCCAACAGGAAGCCAGAAGTACCCACTTGCGCCTATTGTGGATAGGTGGAAGCGGGTATTCAAAGCTGCGAGAGAGGACCGCAAGAAGAAGTTTGATGTCTTCGCTGATGAGGCAATGACTTTCTTTGATGGTCCTGTCAATCATATGTGGAGTCAGATGAAGAAGAAGTCTGGCTCTCATGACGGATTCTTGGCTGCTGACGTACAGATGCCTCAGTTTGAGATGTCTGTGAACAGACTGTTTGAGGCTGTGAGTATGTTCGGGCCAGTCCTATATCACCAGAACCCTGTGATTGCAGTAAGCCCTAGATCAAATCCTGAAGTCAGTATCGAGACTTTCTACGCTGGAAACCCGCAGGCTGCTCAGCTATTGAATATGGCTGATGCTGTGCAGCAGGGGGTTGTGACTGACCCGTTTGTTATTCAGTCAGTGCAATCGTTGTATCAGCAGTATCAGCAGGTCGTTGATGCAGACGAGAAAGCTTCTGTTGTTGACCGCGACCATGCTCACATCCTTGAGTCGATAAGTAATTACATTCAGCAGGAAGGATCGAAGCAAGACGAAGCTCGTCTTGCAATAACAGAGGCGATCATCACGGGACTGGGTCTTCTTGAAGTCAAGGTAGAGCAGCCACCGGGGGGTGGTCCCAAAATGGCAAGGAGCAGGTACAGGTCCAACAAAGACTTGTTAGTAGATCCCGATGCCAAGTATTGGAAGGATTGCACTTGGATCGCACTTCGTTCGTGTGAGCCTGCACATCAGGTAGAAGAGAAGTTTGGCTTGCCAAAGGGTTCACTGAAGGGCAAGTACGCCAGAATGTCTTCAGTCACGGGAGCCAAGGGAAGAAAGAAGAATGGAGACGGAACATACGCAGGGGTCACTCACGATCTCGTTGAATACTACGAAGTGTATAGCAAGTCAGGGGCAGGGCAGAATCTCAAGATAGGCGAGAAAGACAAGTCCGTAAAAGGGCTAGATGCTCTCGGTGACTTTGTTTACATGGCGATCTGCGAGCAGTGTCCGTACCCACTGAACTTAGCACCAGATGTTTTGCAGTCAGGGGACATGGACCTGATTCTGGATAAGACTTCTTGGGAAGCACCTTACTGGGACGACTACATGGCAGATGGCGGCTGGCCTATATGTAGGCTCAGCTTCTACAACAAGCCGGGTGAGATTTGGCCGATCAGCATGGTCAAGCCATGTATAGGCGAGCTGAAGTTTGTGAACTGGTGCATGAGCTTTATAGCTGACAAGGTTGCAGCGGGCAGCAAAATATATGTTGGCGTGATGAAGGAAGCTGGCGAAAACATTCGCTCTCAGTTGACAAGTGGTTCGGGTCCGTTCTCAGTGATTGATCTGGAAAGGATCAGCGGCACAAAGTTGTCAGACTCTATTAGCTTCATGCAAGCACCTAACTTTTCCATAGATATTTGGAATATGGTTGCACAGGTGAACGAGCAGATTGATAAGAGGTTAGGTCTTACGGAATTGATGTACGGGCAGTCTAGTAGGCAGATGCGTTCGGCAGCAGAAGCTCAGTATCGTCAGCAGAACATAAACATTCGGCCAGACGATATGGCATCTCGCGTAGAGGACTGGCTTTCTCTCTCGGCAACTAGAGAGATTCAAGCAATGCGGTTTGTCTCCGAGTTTGAAGACCTCGTTCCGATTGTCGGTCAGACTGCTGCAATGGTGTTTCAGCAGCAAATACTTACCGACGAGGTGAGCAGAATCACCAGAGACTTCCGGTATAGGGTAGAAGCTGGAACTGCTCGAAAGCCGAACAAGGACTCTCAGATCGCGCAGCTAACGGACATCGGGCAGTACATTTTGCCCGTGATCCAGCAGGCAATGATGAGCGGTGTAACTCGTCCTTACAACGCATATATGCAAGCTCTTGGGCGAGCAATGGATATGGAAGTTGGACAATTCCTGCTTGGAGATGCAGAACAGCAGATGCTTGTGCAGATGAATGCACCACCACAGCCTGCTGAAACTCAACAACAGGATCAATCAGAATGAGCCAAGATCGAGTAGCGAGTATTGAGTCGGACATGGACTCCCTTGGGGTGCGACACATCTACGACACGCTCGTAGCAGATGGTCAGTCTCCAAATATGGCAGCAATGCTTGCGGCGATGCGTCCTCCGGGGGTGTGGAATACAGACAGTAAGTTCAACAAAAGAGAAAACGAGCGAATGAAAGCTCTCAACGACGATCAGTTGGACGACATTGTCAGAATAGCTAAGAGAGCCGGGATCAACACACACGGAAAGAGCTACAACGGTCAGCTTGGTAAGTACAACGATCCAGCAGCGTGGGTGTCAAGCACGAACGATGTCAAGAACTCAGCCATAGAAAAGGGCATGGACATTGACGGGATGGTGAAGGTCAAGGCGTATGGCGGTCCTAAGAAGAAGCCTCGTCTAGCGAAAGACATAGTTGATCGGCTTGAGGGTCAAGCCAGAGGCAGAGATCGTAAGTTAGACGAATCCTGTAAGAAAAGCGATAATGCAAGAAGAGAGCTAAGAGGAAAGCTCGTTGACAAGCACGGAGCAAGAAAAAAGGACTGATATGCCAAGCGGAGACAAAGGTGCGTACAAGCGAAAAGCAAAACCGTCCGGTGGAAAGTCAGAGTCTAAAGTCAACGAGGCCGGGAACTACACAAAGCCCGGCATGAGAAAAAGGATGTTTAACAAGATCAAGTCCGGTGGCAAGGGCGGAAAGCCCGGTCAGTGGTCAGCTAGGAAAGCACAGATGCTCGCGCTTGCATACAAGAAAGCGGGCGGAGGATACATGGACTGATGGCAAAGCTCGAATCACAGAGAAGCCTAGAGAAGTGGACCTCCGAGAAGTGGAGGACAAGTGACGGGAAGAAAGCCCAAAGGAAGGGAGGCACAGTCCGATACCTTCCTGACAAGGCTTGGAAGTCTTTAAGCCCAGCAGAGAAGCGAGCAACAAACGCCAAGAAGAAGAAAGCCTCAAAGAAGGGAAAGCAGTTCGTTTCCAACACACCGGCAGCGAAGAAGGCAGGGAAGCGAGCAAGGTCGTGACGTAAAAAGAGGTTGCTAGTTTAGCGGCAAGGAGATCAGGGATGAACAGATACCTAATGAGCAAAGAGCAGATGGGGGTTGTTCGGGCAGAGACTCGTCTTGCCTACCTAGGAACTGTAAAGAGGTTTTTGAATCCTGTTCTCAGTAAACCAGAAATAAGAAGGATTGCGATTGGGGAGACAAGATCGCGGCTTATTGAGTCAGGAAGATTCAACTCGATTCTAGGAAGCTTGCTTCTCGCCATAGCCATGAAGTTCATCGAACGGCTTATCGACAAGTGGCTAAACGACGAGTTGTTTGCAGTGGATACCATCTCACGGACAGCATCAAAAGGAGAGCCGGGTTATGTCTCTTAAAGAAAATCGCACATGGCAATTCTTGGTGGGGTGCTTTTGTCTCTTTCTGGCATATAAGTGCTGGTCGCTGGGCGTATTCTCATGGTTCTTCAGAGAGGAAACCGAAGGCTTTGAAAGCGTTTCCCTACTTCCTCTTGTCCTTACGGCGGTCGTCAGTGCAATTCAGATGGTCGGCCTGATTG